CTACCTCGCCATTAATGTACTGTTATATTTTACAACTCTACTCATGTATTTGTTTTTGTTAAATTCAAGTGCGCCCTGTTCTTTCAAAATATCAATCACTCTTGTCGTAACGCTTCTTCCTTTACATCTGTCATAAAAATCATCATAATGCTTGAACACACCCTTTCTGCGCTCGTTTTCAATGGTTTCTGCGGCTTTTTCTCCAATACCCTTAATAATACTCAACCCTTGCTGTATAACGTCCTCTCCGTCCATTTTACGCAATGAGGTTTTGGCTGAATAATTTACATGTGGTAGCATAACCACAGCACCATCTTTTACCGCAAACTGTGAATACTTAAATATATCTGCGTCATTATCTGCATACTTCATTTTAACATACCAAAACTGTGTTGGATAATGTACCTTATAATACATCTGGTCAATACTTATTAATGCATAGCCAGTGCTATGCCCCTTGTTGAATCCATAGATTAACATACTCGCCCATATGTTATTTGTTTGTTCTTTTGTTAATCCCTCTTGTCTGCATCCTCTATAGAAATCTTTCTTCATTTGTTCAATAATTGGAACGTATTCTGGTTTTGTTAAGTTTTCCGCTTTCTTCATAATCTTTAACATATCAAAACTTTGCTGTGGTGTTAAGTGTCCAACTTTCTGTGCTACTTCAACTGTTTGCTCTTGGTATAGCATTGTTCCATATGTTTCTTGCGTATATTTATAATATGGCGTGTTCTTATCTACATTATCAGAAAGTTTGTTATGTGCATATGTTTCATGCATGTGCAACTGTAATGGTGCTGGTCTGTTTAGCGCATTCACCGCTATGATATCATTAATACAATCGCACTGAATCATATCAAGAATCTTTTTAGGTGCTGACTTCTCCATCTGGAATATTCCATCTGTTCTTCCATCTCTGAATCCCTCTATAACCTCTTTGCTTTCTTCATCCTCTTCTGTTATCTCATGCCCTGTTTTCTCTCTTAACTCACGCATTTCCGACATTGTTTTAAGTCCAAGCATATCAAACTTTACACAATTAATATGTTCCAAATCATCTTTATCAAAGCAACTACTTAACGCCCCTGTCTTTCTATCTCGCATAATAATACAAGTATAATCACTTATGTCTGTTCCAACCACAGCAACTCCCGCCGCATGTTTTCCAAGGTACTTTATTTTGCCATAAAGTTTTGAGAAATGTTTTATAATATTGTCATACTTTTCATTAAACTCTTCTGTTCTGTATCCATTCAGCAAGTTGCTCATGTTCAGTTCATCATCTACTATGAATCCCTTAATATATGACTTAATTTCTGCAATCACTTTTTTATTTTCATCAGCTTCAAACCAATCAACATCTTTTGTTGTTTTTAGATTACAAACACTTGCTAAATCATTCACAAGATTATCAACTCCATACATTCCATAAGAACAAATCTGTATTGCTTTGTTTGGATATTTATTTATAACATAGTCAATTACTTCCTGTCTCCTATCTCGTTCGAAATCTAAGTCAATATCCTACCTTAGTCGTTCGTTTCCAAACTATCAAGGCTAGACTATATCTTCCACTACTGTGGCATTCGCACTTCGGAATGGTGCTTATCTCCATCCCTACCCTTGTTACTCTCTTCACAAGCTAGTCGTTACACCTTTCTATACGAACATTTTTGTAAACTAGATGTTTGTGTAACATTGTTCTTTTAACATTGTAGTGTTTTTCTGCATAGTCCACGGCTTCTGTTATACTTAGAAATTCATCTATCAGTTTATTTTCAACATACAATTTGCATGGTCTATAATTTCTGAATGGTGTATCTTTTCTTCTTTCATATCCATACTTCAAATTGTCTGCTTGTTCGCACCATCTAAGATTTTTATAATAATTGTTCTCTACATTTCCATCTATATGGTCAACAACTAATTCTGGTTTATATCCTTTGCAAAAATATTTTGCTACTGCTCTATGTATCGACAAATGTTTTGTTATATTGTTTTCGCATGGCTTCACATATAAATAGCCTCCGCTTCCAACATAAGGTTTTAATATATTTCCTGTTTTCTCATTTAAAACATTTCCATATTCGTCTATTGAATGATGGTCAAACTCTTCCATACTTTTAAACATCTAATTCACTTCCTTTCTATATAGACTTGGCACGGTATTCCCTCTATCTCACCATCACTGGTTTAGGGTTTCTTAGTCAGATTATTCGTCTATGGTCTATGCCCTATTATCCTGTTGTAACATTTCAATAAGGAGTCTTATTTTTCTGATACCGTTAGCATATTATAATAATACACACCATTAAGCAATGTTCACGAATGATGCCCAATTAAGTTTAGGCAATGACTTCTTTTCCTTACGCATGAATCTACTAAAATCTAAGTTATATTTTATACTGTCAACCTCTGTGATTCCTACCGCATAAGCTACAAGACAATTACAAACAGAACCTCTTCCCTTTCCTGTTTCAATTCCATTTTCTTTCGCCCATGTTATATAATCTATAACAATTAGGAAATAGTCTGCAAAACCATGGTAATTAATTACTTCCAATTCTTCTTTGCATCTTTTCCAATATTCTTTGTTCCATTTGTTTCTGTTTTTCAATCCCTGTTTTGTTAATGTTTCAAGTTGTTTCGCTCCATCATCTGATATTTTAGGAAGTTCTAGCTCCAAACCATCTAATATGTTGTCTTCTACTTTGTTATATATCTCTTTCATGTTATCTACAAATCGTTCTGCCATTTCCATTGGTCTTTTAAACTTCTTTTTATAGATGTTTGCAAACCGCTCTGTTATCTCATATTCTGTAGGCATATATCTTTCACTATACGTTCTTTTTACATCCAATGTTGTTTTTCCGATTTCATGCATTTTACAATATGTATCGAAATCTTCCTTGCTTCCAAAATGTGAATCACTTGTTAGAATACATTTTATCTTCTTTCTTTTTGCCATTCCCATAAGTTCATAATCTGTTCTTTGCTGTGTACCCTGTGCATCTATTTTATATGGCTGTATTTCAACATATAAATCCTCTTTGAATATTTCTTTGAACCTATCCAATAAACGCTCTGCTGTGCTTCTATGACCGTTTAAAATGGCTTGTGACGTTGCACTTGCTATACAAGCTGTTGTACATATAAGTCCATCTGAATACTTTTCAAGTAACTTAAAATCAACTATTGGTTTATAGTAGAATTGTTTTGTATTTGCTTCCGTCATAATATGACATAAATTTTTGTACCCTTGCAAATTCTTAACAAACAAGTTTAAATGATAGCTTTTTCTCTGCGGATTTTCTTTATTGAATTTTGGTTGGAAATATATTTCACATCCCATAACTGGCTTTATTCCAACCTCATTACACGCTTGATAATGTTTTATAAGCCCACTGATTGTTCCATGGTCGCTTATTCCTAATGCTTTATATCCTAAGTCCTTTGCATGTTTTGCAAGATTTATAGACTTTCCAAACCCATCAAATAATGAATACTCCGTGTGTCTATGTAAATCAAAAAAATTTCCCATGTCCTACCCCTTAATTATAATATTCAAGCCATCTTTGTTATTTTCAATTTCCAGTATCGATATTGTTATCCTACAATAGCTCTTTTAATTTTTCTTCTGTTCTTTCATAACCAACTGTTCTTATTGCACTCTGTAGCAATTCATATAATCTTCTTTGGTTTATACATTTTTCATCTACATTATTTATTGAATATACCCATTCCAAATTGCATAATCTGTTATCATCTCTTACACCATTTTTATGATTTACTTGTTTTACATCCCATTCTTCATCATAGCAAAAAGTCAACATAACCATTCTATGCACAAGCGTTGTTTCTTTCTTTCCATTCAATGAAGCAGAAATAAACAAATAACCATTAGTTGCCTTTTTCAAAGACAGTATCTTTCCTTTTCTATTCTTTACTCTTCCATAATTTGACACAAAATAATTTCTATTCAATGGGTATTCTTTCCATCTTTCTTTAATACAAATCACCTCCATATATAATATATAATATCATATATGGAGGTAACTGTCAACCCTTATTCAACCCCTAACACATAACTTTATTTTGTTTTACTCTTCCCAATCGTCCTCTTCTTCATTCCAATCATCAGATTCATTTTCTTCATCTGCTTCCTCTAAAAGGTCAATATAGTATTCCTTTGATTTCTTTGGTTTACAATCAATATCTCGTTCTTTGCACAGCTTGTAAAGCTCCTGTGGCTTCATACTTTCATAATCATTTGTTTCTTCCTCTTCTTCATCCCAATCATCTGCTTCTTCTACTTTTGTTTTGGCTTTTGTTTTTGTTTTGTTTGATTTCTTCTTAGGTTCATCCTCTTCGAAATCTTCATTGTTATCTGCTGGATATGCTTTATCAATATATTTTAAAATTGCTGAATCAGACAACGGTTTTATTTTGTTGTTTCTAAATTTTGCTTTGTCTAATGGAATAACGGAATATGTTGTGTTCTGTCCTTTTCCAATTCTTTTAATCTCATAATCTCTATCTAAAAGTGTTCCGTATGTTTCATACAATGAAGCAAGTGCTGGAACTGGTGAACAATTATTAACTGCCGCCATTAACAGCTTCACTTCTTTACTTTCAAAATCATAGACACTCCAAACATACATTTTTCGTGTCCTTAGATTTTCATCCTCACAATACTCACATTCTCTGCCAAACTCTTCTTGGCATGGAACATTCACACCCAAAGCAAAACTATCATGGAACTTGATTTCCAAACCATCCTCCATATCTGTTAGAAATCTTACTCTTGCTTTAGAATCCTCTTTGAAAAACATGAACTTTCCCTTACTCGTGCCACTTTTTGAAATTTCGCTCTTAATGTCTGATAACTTAATTTTTCCCATGTTGTTTCTCCTTTTATTCTTTTGATATGTTTGTTTTATACTCACCGATTTCTACTGCACAAAACTGTTTTGGATTTATGATATAACCGCCAAACTCTATATATGCGTTTGCATCTTCAAGATAACATTGTTTTATAACATTTGCTATATTATTAACTGATTCTTTCACAACTTGTTTTGCCTGTTTTACAAGTTCTGTTAAAAGCATTTCATCAAAACTTGCTTTATCTTCATTACGCATAAATCCGAATTTTGTTTCGTATTCACTACAAATCAGTTTGTACTCTTCACTCTCTTCATTATACTCTCCATGTACTACTCTGTCAATCGTTAATTTTTCAAGCGTATCTTTATGATATAAATTCATTTTACAAGTTACTTTATATTTCAACACCATGCTTTCTGACCCTCCTAGAACGCTGTTTAGCGGCTTTTATTTCTTCCTCTGACATTTCCCCTACGTCTTTCTTATCCACTGGATAATCAAAGCGTATAACATTAAAAAACCGCTTTAAATACTCTGTTCCTTTTATTCCGCATTCATCATTATCCAATGCAGATATTACTGTTGTAATTCCTTTTTGTTTTAGTTTATTTACCTGTTCGTCTGATATATGCCATCCAAGTATTGCAACAACATTTTTTATATGTCCTCTTGTTTTAAGACTTAAATAATCCATGAATCCCTCGCATATATATGGGATGCAATTCTCTTCATATGTTCCACATAGTGTATCACGCTTTCTGAACCCCTCATTGTATAAATACTTTCTTTTCTTTTCAACATGAGGGTTCATTGTTCTTCCTACCCATCCCATAAACTTCCCATTGTCCAATATTGGAAAAATAAATGGGTAGGCAACATTGTAATTGTATTTGCACTTTGAAACATTCAATGCACGTTTACTGAATCCACGTTTCTTCATGTATTCGATTATCTGCTTTTCGTCTTTGCTGTTTGCTTCATTCCAATCTGTTGTTTTTAATCCATAGTAATAATCTTTTGCTTCAATCAATGCTTGCTTGCTTTGTTTCTTACGCTTTCTTCTAACCTTTATCTGTAGCTTTTCTATTTTATCACTATGCAGTATTTGTTCTAACAAACAGCACGCCTGTAAATCAGTTAACTCTGGATGCGCTTTCATAACAAAATCTAATGCATTGCCTTTTGCTTCGCATCCAAAACAAAAAAATGTTCCATCATCCAAACAGATTCGCATTGATGGGTTTATATCATCATGGAAAGGACATATAATATTAAACTCTGTTGTTGTTATTTCTTCAACAATTCCATAATAGATTAATACTTTCGCAAGTTCCTTTCCTCCATATGTTCTTATCATGCATCTCGTTCTAGCCTTTCTGTTCTGTTATCTTAATATATGGCTCTGATATTTCAACATCACAGCATTTTCCTAACTGCGCTTTATCCTCTTTGCTTATCTTCCCTGTTTCATACATTCTATCAAGTTTTGCTTCATCCATTGTTTCCTCAACATCAATAAACTTTTTGAACTTCTTAGCATCTACTCCACACTGTTTCAAATACTTAATAAGTCCATCCATATCATTTACTTTGTATGTTTTATTCACAACTGTTTTATATAACTTTTTTGAAATGTTTTGTTTTAACTTTTCAAACTTCCATGTCAACTTCTTTCTTCTAACTTTTGTTACTTTAAGTTTCACATGGTTTGTATAATAATTCACTCCATCTTTTAATTCGATGTCAAATGTTTCTTCTCCTTTTGGGAGATTAGTAAACATGAAATTTGTAACTGCAAGCTGTTCTTTTTTTCTTACTTCATCGTAATATTCGTCAAACTTCTTTTTCTCTTGCTGTGCTTCATACAATCTCCTAACGCTCTGTTCTATCTGTGCTGTATTCATTCTTCTTGCCTGTCCTTTCTTTATATTCTTTTACTGCCTGTCTCTGTGCATATAATACTGAATTGATGTCTTTTGGATATGTTCTGACATTTACATCACGAATGAAAATAAGTTCATCAAATGTTAATTCTTTCTCTTCCCCTACTGGTGTCTGTACTCTTACAAGCTCCTTTCTTCTGTTTACTCCTACAACTTTTGCTGTTCCTAACTTCTTTAAAAGCTTTCCATGTTTTGTTTCAATAAATCTAACATAACAAATCATGCATCCTACCTGTAATACATTATCATAAATTCTCTGTTCCTTTCTTGAACCATATTTCATTTCGATTTCTTCAAGTGTTGCAAACTTTCTTTCTTCTGTTTCCTCTGGACTTGTTTTAACTTCTTCTTCAAATGTCTCTGTTTCGAATCCTTTTGTTTCAACCCATGCTTTATCATCTTCATTGCTTGGTGCTGGCTGTTTTTCTACTTTTGTTTTGGCTTTTGTTTCAGTCCACGCTTCATCAGTTTCATTCTCATAAGCATTAAGTCTGTCAATCAACTCCTGTTTTGTGAACTTGTGTCCTTTGCTTTCCAATGTGAATCCTCTGTTTCTTGACTCCTGTTTTAACTCTGCAACTTTCATTTCTTCAAATCTCATTTGTTTTGTTCTCCTTTTCTTTTTATGTCTTAATTATATCACTCTGATTTTTCTTTGTCAATATTTATTTTAAAACAATTATGCAAATTACTGATAACATATAAATCATTCCGAATAACGATAAACAAGCTATAATATCATTGAAGTCTTGTTTTGTTATGCCCCATTCTTTCCAAAAGGCTCGGAACGCTCTTTTGAACGTCCTCACCTTTCTTTTTACTTTTCTCTGTAATTTTCTGTAATTGTACAGTGTCATTTTGTTTTATCTCCTTTTTTTATGCGATTTCTACAGATTCCATAAAACTTCTTAATATTTGTTCCTCTTCTTCATTTGTTAAAAGTTCCATATCCCAAAAGGCTCTTACATATCCATTAAAATGCGCTATATATTCATTTTTATACTCTGCAAATTTTTCACAAGAAATTAATCCCTGTTTATACTGCTCATATCTATGATGAATTCTTTTAAGTATAAATGCTTTTCTTTCTTCTATTTTGCTCATTGCTAATGTTTTCATATTCATTTCTCCTTTTCTGTTCTGTGTTTGTTATCTCTTAACTTGATTTAATTATATATCAAAGGGCTGATTTTGTCAACCCCTTAATTATATTTTTTTTAATCGAATAAACAATATCTTGCATAACTATAACCTTGTGTATTTACAAAAAACTTTTGTTTTGTTTCCTCATTTACAATCATAATAACATGTTGTGTATAATCTTTTTCGCATCCGCAAGGAACATCTTTTAAAAAATCAAAATCTTTTAATAAATTATTTTTAAAATAAACAAATTCTTTGTCATTCATAATAAATGCTATTGAACAAATTGCCTTTACATTGTAATATTCATTTTCATCTAACAACTGTTCTGTATATTCCTCAAGTGTATTGTTTTTATTTAATGCAGGCTCTGCTAAATTTAATTTCATCTCTGTTTTAAATGTTCTTTTCTTCATTGTTTTGTCCTCCTAGTTTGTTTTTACTGTTTACCTTTAACTTGATTATATTATAACATATTTAAAATAAAAGTCAACACCTTTTTATAAAATATTTTAAAATAAATAAAGCTATATAAAATATATAAATATATTAATTATATTATATATAATATATAGCCTTTTTGTTTTATTTATTTGTTTTATTATGTTTTATTTCTTTCTTCTTCCACTTATCTGTATAAGTATCATTATATTTGTTTTTATATTTGTTATGATATTTATCCTGTACACTGTGAATTGCTATCACATCATAGCCTGTTCCATTAAGCTGTTCACACATTCTGTTGATTTCTTTCAGCTCTTTTGTTACATCCTGTATAAGCTTAGAAATATACTCTGCATCTGCTCCCATTCCGTTATTCATGCATTTCTGCCACTGTTCCTCATACAGCTCTTTTGTTTCATGTTCCCATTGTTTATACTGTTCCATTGCATTCTTCACAAACTTAGGAAGAACACTGTCATTCACATCATCTGTTGTGTATTTGCTCCAATCTCTAGGAATCATCTGTGGGAACTGCACTTGTCTTAATGGAATTAACTTCTGGTGAAGATTTATATATTTATGGTGAAGCTTTCTTTTACTTGCACATTCATCCATATACTGACATTCTAACTTTCTTTTGAATCCCTGTAAACCAAGAAAACAAAAATAGTCTGCAAGCTGTTCATGGAAACTTAATGCTTTCTGCATGTGTTCATCAAGTTTTATATATACTTCTTCTGCAATGTTTTCTTGCATGCGTTTGTTTCTTTGCGTTCCCATGTACGGTTGCTGTTCCTGTTCCAATCGTTATAGCTACCGTTTCTGCACTTGTTACTGTCGGAATTGCCTGTACTATACAGATACAAACTTTTTCTTTGTTGCTATAAGTTGCCTGTGGAATATTCAGAATCAAAACACCATCCTGTACTGTTACACTATTTGTTTTCACAAAATGAACACATCCACCGCATCCATATCCATTATTATTATATAAACTACATGCCATTTTATATCACCCTTTCTAACCCTTTTAATTAAACGAATAGGGCGGTTTTTATGCCGCCCTTACAAATATATCACGCATAAGCGGAAAGTCTCTTAAATCATCAAATAAACGCTTTAGCATCCGCATCCATTATTACAAGCTGTTCCATAATGTGAAAACATCTGTGCGCTTTCATATGGACTACATGTCTGATATGCCGGAATTGGTGTTGGTCTTAATGTTGAAATCAACGTTGCGTTCTGTGCCTGCTGACTCAGCTGGAAGTTTGCTGTCTGTAACTGGTCACGTAAGCTCTGAATCTCATTCTGTGTCATTAATGCTCTTGTCGCATCACCATCTGCTTTGATGGCGTTCACAATATCACAAGTGTTTCTTGCATTCTCATATCTTACAGAATCAATACTTCTCTGCGTTGTGCAACAGCAATCCGCAAGCTGTGAAGCAAGTGCATTTGTATTCTGCATTCCCGCTACTGCTACATTGTTAATTGCTTGCTGTGTTCCATTGAAGCCATTCAGAAGCGAAGTATTAACTGAATAGAATCCATCACAGATTCCATTCTCCAAACCATTCAGCTTGTTCATTACTGCTTGGTTATCAAACCCTCTTTGGATTGCACTATCTGTATATGCACTTGCTGTACTATTCATACCATTTCCACCCCAGTTTCCAAAATTACCTCCCCAAGCTAAAAGGAAGAATAAGAAGAAAATCCAGCTTCCGTTACCGTCACCAAACATTCCATTGTTTTCTTTTCCGAGTGCTAATGCATCAGCTACACTCTCCTTTAATTCTTTTATTCTTTGTTTCAATTCACTTACAACATTTTCAAACTGTTGCTTAGAGACATACTCAACATTCGCTTTATTTTCTGTTGGTTTTAGTATATATGTTTTAAGTTCTGCTGAACCATCTAACAATATTTGCTTTGTATAGATACAACCATTTGCAATATCGGTGAAAACAAATAGACTGCCATCTAAATCAATCATACTTGCTTTAGCTTCATCATAACTTGAAACTGGTCTACCTTTTAACATTTGTGTTTGACTCTGATTCTGCATATATGGCTGTTGGTAATTGTACTGCTGTTCCATCTGTGCAATTCTATTTTGTGTTAATTGTTGCTGATATGGATTCATCCCATATCCTGTATAATTGTACATCAATCACCACTCCTTTCATGCTTTTAATATATCATACTTTTCACATTTTGAAATATAAACAAAGTATACTAGGAAGAACCATAAAGAATATGTGCAATAAAAAAGGAGTGCTTTCGCACTCCCTTAAATCATTCTACCTATTTTCATAAGCATCTTTCTATGTTTCTTTTTAACTGCTATTTCAGATAATCCTATTTCATCTGCTATACATTGCAAGGTTTTCTTCTCCTTATAATGCATCCATAGAATTTTCTTTTCTTCTTCACTTAACATTGTTTGTTCCATCAAATCACCAAACTCTTTTACAGAGCTTATGTCCTTTAGTTTCGTTCTAGTTTCTGCGTTCTTTTTATCCATGCTTACCACTTCCCATGAACTTACCACACACTGGACATTTCTTAGAATTACCACCTTTTCTATTTCCATTCTTAGGAACTTTAATCTTTGACCTTGTTATAGTCCTTGTTTTTGTTACGTGTATGCTTGCTTTCGCCATCCTTAATTCTCACCACCTTGGTTATGAACTGCATTATCATTATACCGATTTCCACTTACATCATTATATTCTGCATTTGCATTTTCTCCGCTTGTTTCAATATCAACATCTTTTGTATTTTCTTCCTGTGCTGTATCGTAATATTCAAATTGCGATTCATACCAAACAAAACAACCAAAACTAAATGCTGACTGTAGAAACATTAAAACAATTAAAATAATGATAATGATATCTTTTAGTTTGTTAGAACGTTTATACTCTTTCTGAACGTCTATCAGAACTTCACTAAACTCTTCCATACTTGTTTCACTTCCTTAAATTGTTGCATCTTTATATTTTCCATTTACTTTTACTTTCACAATTCCTGTACTGTATTTTCCGTCTTTTCTATACATCATACCAGTTTTATATTTACTACTTTGTTTTGTATAACAATTCGCTTGTAGTTTAAATATAGCATACAATGTTATGTTTGCTTTTACGACATATGATTCACTTATATACGTTCCGCTTCCATTTTGGTTTGTGTTCCATCCTAAAAACTCATAGTTCAATCTTTCTGCTGTTGGCAACTTTCCAATTTTATCACCATAATATACCGTTCTAACAACTGAATCCGAACTACCAACAATCCCACCATTTGAACCCGCATCAAATTTAATTGCACAGCTTATTTTCTCCCATACCGCATACAATATATAATTATCTGCATTTGTTCCTCCCCATGCTTGACCAGCACTATATGATGGCGAAATCGCTGTGCTTGACAATGACCAACCTAGGAACGTATACCCTGTTCTTTTTGGAATTGTTTTTGACAATGTTGTATCATATCCATAATAATAGTATTGTGTGCTTGGCGCACCCGTTCCGCCATTCGCATTGTATGATATCGAATACCTATCTCTTGCTGGAATTGTGAAGTTTACGCTTGCTGTATACGAATTTCCTCCACCATATTCTATACCTGTAAATCTTGCAGAACATGTTCCTTGTGAACTAGATGTTCCTCTATTATATGTTTTACTATATGTTCCAATTAGAACTTGGTTCGCTGTGTTCCATCCATTATTTGATGTTGTATTAATATCTTTACTTCCAATACTTGAACTTGCAGAAACTCCCCAATCAAAATAGAACATATTAGAGCTATCTTGACATGAATACTGTGACCAATACCATATTTGCACTGTTACTGTTGTTTGTGTTTTACTATTTTTTGATGTTACATAGAGTCCAATTCTACCTTGGTATTGTGTACCTGTTGACGGAGAACTCCATTGTGTACCGCTTGGTGCTGACATTTATCACACCTCCTAACCAGTTACACGGATATATATATCTCCGTCTTTTCCTGTTGAATCGCTTGGTGCGGCTGTTCCTTGTCTAATTGTAGGCATTGCATCTATCTTTGTATTTATCTCATTAATTTGATTTTGTAGGCTTGTTGCTGGGTCACTTCCCAACCTATCCTTTATTGTGTCAAACCAATTATTGAAAATTTCTTCAAACTGCGAAAACAAATCAGATGTACTTATTTGCTGAACAACACCTGTTACGAATCCACATACCTCATTATATGGTCTTTTGTCTGTTATACCAGCGGCACTCACACTGGATGCTCCTACACCCTTTTTAATTGTTGCTAATTGCAATTCCTTAATTGTTGTTGTGTTTGAAACGCTTGTATCATTTTGTTTTACTTCCAACGACATTTTTCTGTTTGTTTTATCCAATCTTATTACAACTGAATCTGTTTGAACATATGAAGAACTATTAACTTGAATTGTTAATGTTGTATCTTCTGTCAATTCATAATAATATCCATCTATATAAGCACTTCCAGCTTTAACAGTTACTTTTAATCCACTTTGCGCTGAAACTTTCAATCCATCTGTAGGGTTTACAAAAACACCATTGCTAATAAATTTTGAAAAATAGCTTGCAAAATCTTCTGCATTATATGTTCTATCATAAACACCGCTACTTGTTTCAACCGCATTAAAAAACCCATATCTTTCTGCCATAACTAACCACTCCTTTCTTTTTATTTCCATTTACCTTTTGCATACGCTGTGAACTTCATTTTATTTGCAGATTCCCTTGAAACTGTATCAAAGGCTCTTATATTCGCCAAACCTACTGACCAATTATATACAGTTCCCCACGAAGCACCATTTCCATATTGCGCTTTCGAACATATTACAATTTCTGGTTGTTCTAAAAACTGTATAGGAAATGTCCATGCAAATACACCTTGGTACAAACTGTTATATTTGTTATTTATTCCCGCTGTTGCTAGTTTGTCTGAAACCCATTGTTCCAACAATCCAGTACTCCATTTTCTATAATGTCCGTTTTCATTTTCACCCTCTTCAACAATGTATTCAAAAACTTGTGTTGCTGTTTTTCCGCTTCTATTTTCAAGATACTTAACCGTTGTTGAATTGTTCTGAACTTTGTTTATAACCTCTTGTATAACATCTGTTACATCCTGTATTCTTGACCCATACGTAAATTCTATATCTACAATGTCTCTATCGCCTTGCCTTGTCACTGTTACATTTGTAATCTGTGCATCAATTTCCATTCCGAGTTCTTCATCAGCTACTGTAACAAAATCTCCTATGTTATAATCTTTTTTGTAGGTATACTGTTTTGTTATATCTGTAACTGTTGCTGTGTACTCTTCACTTAAATCATTGTCTTTGGCTTTTTCATCTGCCCTTTGTTTCATCAGTTCTTCATACTCTGCATCAGTTAATTTTTTACTGTCTTGTTCACTTTGAACATCTCTTGCATCAACCCATAGCTCTTTCCTGTTCCACCCTTTACGCTCTCCGAAAGTAACGTCTGAGTTAACATCTATGTTGTACCACTTTCTGTCTGTTCCCTCTCCCTCTCCCGCAATATATACTGTATTTCTTAGCTTACTTCTATCAACCGTATAATCTGTGTTTGCTATATTGCTTAATGATTGAGAAAACACAACAGAACTAACCGCCTTGTTTGCTCTATGTCTTGTTCTATCTTCACCAGCTCCAATTATCAATGTCCATCCATCAATATTCTGCGGATGTTCTGTATTAATAACTACAACGTTTGGTCTTAATGCGATTCTTAGTTTATCGGCTTCTGCGACTTCGCTTATTTCATCCCATAACGAACCGCCTGTCACTTGTTTATCTATTGTACTACATACCTGTTTTAGTCTTTCTTCATTTTCAAACTCAACTGCAAGTGCAATGTTTCTGTTTTCATCATCTGACATTATAAGGTTTTGTTTTACCAACTCTTCAATATATTTGTAGCTTTTCCCTTTAAATGTTACATGTCCTTTAATTACTCTGTATTCTAACAGCTTTAAAGCAAGGCTACCTTTTATCGTGAATACTTTGCTTGTTTCACTATCACTTTCACGCTTTACTGACTCAATGACTCCGAAAACATCATTGTCAAACAAAACATAGTAATTCTTTGTTTTATCCATCAAATATAAATTTTCTTTGTCAAGCATTGCATTAATTGTAAATGCTCCGATTTCTCTTGCTTTGTACTCATACTGCGAATATTCATACTTTCGGAGAATGTCAACTATGCACATTGTATCATCCAATATTGTTACCATAATTCTACATCCCCCTTATATTGAAATATTGTTCCCTATATTCAAAACTAACATCCATAACACCATCACTAGGCTGCGTTTCATATGAATAATAGTTTTTCCCTATAAGAATTTTAAATAGTTTGTAACCAACTTCCATATTTCCAACAATAGAAACTTCGTCACCACTTTGTGTATGTAGTTTAACACTTTCTTCTCCAATGTTAGTATTTATAACAATTTCATCACCAGCCGACATGCTCAAATCAGAAAATATAATTTTTGCATCTTCTGTTATACTATTTACTTTCTGTGTTATAAGTGTATCTGATACCGCTTTCATTCTGATAATACAACCAACTGGAACATCACCGTTGTTTTCAAACAAAACAATTTTCTGCCTATGTTCTACTCCCATTGTAATCCCATTTGTTTCTGGAATTGTTAATGGAAACTTGAACTTGTTTTCAAGAACAGAAAAATTAATTGTTTTTGTTTCTTTGTAAAACATTGGATTAAAACATTCAAACTCCAAAATAAACTTACATAGCACTTCATTATTTTCTTTGTATGTTGTTGAATATTTTGGTGGTGCTGTTGGTCTTGCATCTAAGTAAAATCCATTTGCTTCTATAACCATTTCTTGATATATAGAAATAATTCTGTCAAGTTCTTCCTTTTTGTCTTGTACTGCTGTTTCACAATTCTGCCAATATTGTTCCCACGTGCTTGCCTGTTCTACATCCTTAGCAACAACATATCCTGTTATAGTTGGTTTTCTTGTTCCAACTGTTAAGCCAGCATAAGATTGCCCTATTTGATAAGGCACTCTATATGCTGACATTTCTACGCTAGGCGTATCCCAGTCAATTTTATCAATGATATAATAACCATCTTTTGAATCAATAACAATACTGTCTTTTGTTACGCTATTTGTTAGTGTAACTTTTTTGACCATTGTTTTCACCACCTTTTAAAATCCTAACAGTAACTCCCTTTTTGCTTTTTTCATTTGTCTTGCATACTCATATGCGTTTGGTTTTGTATTGTAGAAATTAAATGTATCTCCATTGCTGTTTTTTCCTCTATTGTTATTATACTCTTCATTCTCCTGTTTTGTCAATACCCTTTCTCCTTTATGCAACTCTGCTACATATCCATTGAAAGGTACATAATCCAAACCATTTGCATGTTTACCATTTACGCTCTTAACGGCTGACTTTGCTTCATTCGCACCACTTACAATGCTTCTAAATCCACTGACAATTCCACTGACGAAACTTCCAATCTTTCCAGCAAAATCACTTACCCATCCGAGTATGCTGTTTCCTATACTCTTTAATCCATTCCATAACTGCGACAGAATATTTCTACCAGCACTATACATCTGACCACCTATTGCTAATATCTTACTAGGAATCTGTGTTACAATGCTCCAAACTCTGCCCGGTAACTGTTGCACAAATGAAATGAACCTTGAAACAAAATTAGAAGCTGTTCGTGTTCCACTTTGTACAAGCTGTGAACCCCATGAAATAATTTTACTCAATGTGTTTGATAACCATGTCCATACCCTACTAGGTAGCTGTGAGAACCACTGTACAACACTTGTTATGAAATTAGAAGCGGCTTCTGTTCCACTTTGTAATATACTTGAACCCCACTCAATAATTTTATTTAATGCATTTAGCAACCACTCTCCTATTCTACTAGGTAACTGTGCGAACCATGTTACAATATTCTCAATTATCACTGGCAATTCTGTTGTTGCCCATTCAACACAAGATTGACCAAACAAATATATATGTCCTAACATTTCACCGATTACATAACCAATCTTATAAGGCAATTCGCTGAACCATGTTACAATCGCATTTATTGTGTTTGGTATTGTTTCATTCACAAAAGTATTAAATGCATTCGGTATTGTTTCTGTAAAAAAACTAATCACATTGTCAACAAAACCTTGTATTGCTTCAACTGCATTGTTAAATACTTCTGGAATTGTTTCTGTGAAGAATGTTTTAACACTATCAAACGCTCCTAGAATAATCTCTGGAAGTCTGCCAAAAATATCCGATACTTTGTCAAAGAACTCTTGAAACTTTTGTGCCGCTTCATCAAGTCCGAACTTCTCTAATATCTCCGCTCCTATATCTCCGATAGTGCTTAATATTGTACTTCCAATACTTGTAAATGTTTCAACTACATTGTCAAACAATCCTTTTATTCCATCTGCAACTTGTTCAAAATCTCCTGTAAATATTCCAATGAATATATCCATTATGCTTAGAATGTTATTTAAAACAAGCTGTATGATATCTACAACCGTAGAAAAAGCACCCTCAAATACTGGTGCAAATATATCGCACAATGTCTCCCATGCTGTTTTAATTACATCTGTTATACTTTCAAAATTGAAGCCTATCTCATTTATTTTACTTACAAACTCATTCGCAAAATCTGAAAATGTTTTCTTTAATTCATTGAATGTATTTGTTATGTTATTTCTAAATTCTTCATTTGTTTTCCATAGCGTAACAAACATTGCAACCAATGTTCCAATTACTGCAACAACTCCTAAAGCTGGTGCTATTACTGAACTAAAAGTTGTTGAAATTTTTGTTATAATACTTGGTATTCCACCCATACTTGCTATTAATTCAGATTGCCCCATGCTAATTAGCTGTATTGTTTTTGCTACACTTCCAATAACTCCATTTGCTGTTTTAACAACTGTAATTATAGTACCTATTGTACTTGCCACTTTTGATAGAATAAGCAAAACTGGACCGATTGCGGCAATTACAAGACCGGCTTTTACGATAAAATTCTGCTGTTCTTCTGACAACTCATTGAACTTTGTTACAAGGTTTGTAATCCATTGTATGAAGCTTCTTATGTTTGGAATCAATACATTTGATATAACAATTCCAGCACCCTCTAATGCTGATTTGAAAAGCGTTATATCACCCTTTAAATTATCAAGCTGTGTTTGTGCTTGTTTTAGTGCTGAATCATTTGCATTTTTTAGCCCCTCTTTAAAATCATTAACTTTCTCTGTTGATGAAACTGTCATTTTGTTAAACGCTTGCAAACCATATGTTGTAAATATTGTGTTTTTATATGCGTTTCGTTCTTCTTCTGACATTCCACTCAACTTACCATTCAGTTCATCTACAACATCATTAAAATCTCTTGCATTTCCTTGTGTATCATATACAGATACTTTTAACTCGTCAAGTGCTTTCTTCGCTGTGCTTGTCGGAGTATACAAGTCCATCATTGCTCTGTTTAATGATGTAGCCGCTTCCTCACCTGTTATGTTTTGTTCTGCCAATCGTAACAAACTCAATGTTACACTATCCATGTTTTGTCCATAACTCTTTGCTGTTGCGGAAGAAGAGGAAAGTGCTGTTCCTAATCCTCTAACATCTGTGTTCGCCATTGTTGCTCCTTTAGCAACTAGGTCTGTAACACGCTTCGCATAGTCCATTCCCTTTCCAAAACCTTTTAGTGTTCCAACAACATAAGTTGAAGAATCTGCTAGACTTAAGTTACCAGCCGCCGCAAGATTTAATACCTCTGGCAACGCTGTCATTTGCTCTTCTGCCGTTAATCCACTCTGCGCTAATACATTCAATCCCTCTGCCGCTTGCGTTGCACTGAACGCTGTTGTAGCACCCATATGCTGTGCAAATTTAGAAAGATTTTGAATCTTATCTGTTGTTGTTCCCATTGTTGCGGCAACTTGTGACATAGCACTTTCAAAATCTGTTCCCGCTTTAAGTGCCGCCGCTCCTACTCCTACAAGTGGCAATGTTACACTTCTTGACATTGTACTTCCAACTGTAGCAAAAGCACTGGAAAGTCCTTTAAACTTTTGTTCTGCTGTGGCTGATTTATCCCCAAAAACTTTTAGGTCATTATAAGCGGATTTAAACCCTTTTTGAAACTTACTAGAATCAAGTTCCAAGTATGCCACAGCAGTTCCCATATTAACCGCCATTTTTTTTCTCCTTTCAAACAATACTTTTATTCGTACTGTTTATAAAAATCTTTAAAATTGTTATAATGTTTTGTTTCCGCTTTTTTGTTCTGTTCTATGTAATGGGGTTTTTCTCCCTCTGTTAGTCTCAATGTTAATTCACAACATGCTTCGTTAAAACAAAAGGCAGTATAACTGTCCTCTATTCCTAGCACTTCGCTAGGTAAACATTTATACTGCCTTGATATTGCTAATACGCTTTCTATCTTTTTACTCTGTACGAAAGGATTCTAAGGCTTTTACCCCCTGTTGTGAATAATTGAAAATGAACATCATCTGTTCATCTGTAAGCTCAATCCCTGTACTTTTGATTTCATCATATGTTGGCTCTACAAAAGTTTCACTTGCAATTAAATCAATTACATCATAGATTTCTTGCATCATACTGTTTTCTTCTGTATCAAGACTTCCACTCTGTACGAATAACTCATTTGTTTTAACAAGTAATGAGTTTGGAATCTTTCCCTGTTTTGCCATTCCCAAAATAGATGGTCTTTTAAGTTTTGCAACAAAAGGTTGACCCTCTGCAAAATCTGGAAGCCTTACAATATTACCATTTGCATATTGTTTCAACTGCTCTAAACTTGTTACCTGTTCTGTTTCTTTTGCTTTTACTGCTCTTGCCATGTTCTTATTCTCCTATCTTTTTTTATTTTAATTTACTGCTAAACCTGTTTCAAAACTATCTTCATCAGACAATGCTGCAACACCTGTGAACTGTGGAAGTGTTTTCACATAAGAAATCTTATATGGTGCTTCTCCCTCTTTTGGTGCTGAATTAATTGTGTACTCTGGAACTCTAAATACATCATCCTCTGAACTCATTGCAACTGGTGTTCCTTGACAGTTAGGATATGTGATTTTCTCATATCTAACAATCTGACCACTTGCATCATACTGTGCTGAATAACAATCAAGTTCAAATACTTGTCCTTTGTCTGTACTTCCAGCAACAGGTGGTGTATATGTTAATGTATCCCCTGTTCCATTTACTGTACCACCTTGCAGAATCTTAACAAGTTCTGGAATGAATACATTGTCTGTTAATGTAATCTGGTGTCCAGTAATTGTTGTGGTTGCTGGTTTCTGTGCAATTAATCTTCCTAATTTTACAAGTTTAATTGCATCTGTTGTTTCTGTCTGCGGTTCTACTCCAACTTTATTTGCTGTATCTACCGCAATTTCTGTTGCATTTGCATCATCACCATCAACGACACCTGTTCTTACTACTACAAGCGAAACATCAATGGTTGGGATTCCAACTGCTTTTTTCTGTGTTTTAGACATTACTTAACCTCCTAACGATTTTCTATTTTTCTACAGCCTTGGTATTGAAATGATACCATATGTGCATTTTTATCTTTATCATAAAAACTTGCTGTTTCATTTCCAACATACATAACAAGTGGAAATACTTGTTTCATTTTTTGTTTTGTTTCAAGCATGAAACTTTCAATTCTTCCATACCTGTTTACTGGAACATATAACATAATTGTGTATAGTGGTCTTTCACTTGAAACTGATTGTTGCTCATATGTTCCCTCTGACTTTACAACAACATATTCTTTCAAACATTCACCTTTATGTTGTGACGGATAATAAACTTCTGTTCCATCTACAGCTATAGCATCCCTAATTTGTTCTATAATGCTTTTCATTTGATATACCTCAATAAATCTTTATACCTATCTAAAACTTCCTTAGAACATGCATTAACGGTTGGTTGTAGAATTGCGAATCTTCTTTCATTACATAACTCTAAATATATACCATAGTCAACTCCATGTCCTATATATATTCTCGTTCGCATTTTTCCTATTTGCTCAACCCATCCTGTTAGCCTTTGCCTTGCATGTCCTGTTCTATCTGTCCATGGTCTGTTCCTCTTAGCATAGTTCTGAAACTTTTTTGCACCGCTTGTTGCAAACATTTTAATTGCAATCTGCGCCTTTGTTTCAACTCTTTCTAAATTATCAAGTAACTGTTTTGCATCAATTCTAATTGTTCCCATTCAACACCAACTCCATTGATATATCACAAACAATGTTAAACTCTTGTATATTGTTTTTCTCAATAATCTTATAAATGTTTTCATTAATTTGTATTGTATCTCCATTTTTAATCAAAACAGAATCATCATATGCAATCATTAATTTCGGCTGTCCTTTTGAATGTGTTTTAGAACCATCTGAAACGCTTTTTGTTATATACCCCTTTTCTGTATGAAACAATCCTTGTACTTCTGTTATGCTCCGTTGTCCATCTGTGTCTTCTCCATAGTTGTTTAATATTGTTCTTTTAACTTCATAGCTTCTGCCATGTGTTTTTATCTCTCGTTTTACTTTGTTTAATTCTATCTGTAACATTTTCTCATTCATCTTAGCACCCCACTGTTTACATAAACAAAATGGGATGCAAGCATCTTGAAATAACTAGAACTGTCTTTCGTGGTCAAACCACTTACATCCAACCCTGTTACTTCTGCTTTGATTAATAATCCATCATAGCTTGCTTTTCTAACATCACCGTTATTTTTTTCTAATAGATATTGCAATTCATCCACTTCAAAATATGGTGCTTGTTTTTCTCTCAAGTTGAATTTTAACTGTTCTAAATTATCCATCTACTCACCTCCCACATTTGTTTACATCTTACTCTGTTGGATTGCTTTCTGAATAATCTGTCTTGCTTCTCTTACGTTTTTAGCTTTTGAAGTATCAATGTTATGTTTTGTTGCATACTCCGCAAGCTGTTCTTTGTTCATTTCAGAAATTGGAATTGTGTCAACTGAATCATCCTCGACAATTTCTTCTTCTGTTTCAAAATCATCAATATTTTGTTCTGTTTCGTCAACAATAACATAACCATTCTTTTTGAACATTGTTTCATATGAATTGCGACTTACCTTAACAGTATGCTCGCCTTTCATAATATTAACCATTGCCATGTTTATTCCTCCCTTTGCGCTACTACATCAAGAATATATACTTGGTCTGCTGTTGGGAAATCTGGTAAACAAATCATTGTAACTTTTGTTTCTACGGTTACTGGGTCTGCCACTGTCATTGTTGTAACTGCTACTCCCGTATCAGTAATTGATACATTTGCAACATTACTTGACATAAGGTCTGACTCTTCTGGTGTTGTACCAAACCATGTGTTTCCAAGTTTTCCTGTTGGGAACATAACAAAAACATCTTCTGGAACATATCTCCGAACTGCTTTCTCTTCGTCTTTGTATCGTTTGTCATATACAACAATATCAATTCCAAGTTCATCTTTGATAAACTGTTTAACTTTTGCATCTGATACAAAACCAACACCATCTGTCATAACATAGATAGATTTCTTGATTTCTGTATTTGCTCTAATGTATCCAAACACCTTGGAAGAACATACTGCTCTTTCAACTGTTACTCCTGTATCATCAACGATTTTTGTAATACCTGTTCTGATATCATCAAGAATTGTTGCTGATGGGTCGCTCCAACTCTTTGTTACTGTTACTTTATGGCTATTATCTACACCATAATCATACTCGTAAACCTGTCCATTTCCTTTCATGGAAATTGTACCTGTTGTAAGCATCATCATTCTCATACGCTCACGCTGTGCAGAAGCACCCTCAAGAAGCTCAACCTCGTCTGCGAAGATTCTGTTCACAATAGCATCAATATATGCTTGGTTTCCACTCTCAATAATTTTGTTGAGTTCCTGTCTTAACTCTTCATCAATATACTTGGACTCTTTAAAGAATGGCATATCTGCGCTTAACTTCTCGAATCCAATTCTCGGTCTTGGAATAGCCTGTACATCAAACGCTGATGCTTTCAGAACTACTGGAAGTCCATTAGAACCTTTCAGCCATTTCAGTGTAAGTCCGAGTTTCTTATCATTTGGGAAAAGTTCCTCTCCGAGATATGGGTCTCTGTCCTGTTGTAACAATTCCCAATATGATGTAATTTCAGAACTAATAATAAGGTCATAAATTGTCATGTTTTATTTTCCTCCTATTTCTTAATTAGCAAGCAACAAACTTAATCATTGGCATTGCCGCTTTTACAGTATTTGTAAGTTTTGCTTTTGTTGTTGCATCAATTCTGTTTGTGTTTACAAATCCGAACAAAAGTAATGTTCCATTTGCATTCCCTGTTGTAACATCTACATCATGTAACAGAACTCCTACTGTGTTAGACGCTTCTGTAAGACTATCAGCTGTTGCCTCTTTAAATGCTGTTGTTCTTACATCAAGATTTCCTGCTAGTGGTGTTCCCGCTTTAACAACTTTCTTTGTTCCCTCTGCAACTCCGAGTTCATTACTTACTACAACACCAATAGAAACCTGATGTTCTACTGCAAAAAGAATCTGGTTTGTATTACCATATGTTTCTTTTCTAACTCCTGTTTGATTTAACATTTGTTTTACCCTCCTTTATTTAAAATAATGGCTCTTTACTGCTTTTCTTCCAGCAAGTAATCTTTCAGCCATTGTTCCAGCATACTTTGAATCTCCATTGTTTGAATTTTCATTTGTACCCTGTTTGTTTTGCTCTGTTGCTTTCTTAACTCTTGAACGTGTTACCGTTCCTTTTTTGTTTGTTTCATCTTCCTCAGATGCAAAATAAATCTTTCCATTTGTGCTGTCTTTCATTTCTGCAATTACAGCATTAATGTCTTTGTCTTTTGTTACCTTTGCTTTTGCAACAATAACTAAATCGTCCACAAATTCTGGTTTTGCTCCTAACTGAATAGCTGACAATTTGGCTTCTGCAATGACTCTCGCTTCACGCTCATTAACAAGTTCTTTTGTTGTTGCTGTTAACGCATCATCCTTTTTCTGCAAATCAGTTTTATTTGCTTCTTCATCTTCTTTTGCTTTCTTAACAATCGCTTGCAATGAATCAGAATTTTCAACTCCTAAAGATTTAAGATATTCGGCAATCGCATCACCTTTTACTTTTTCAACATCAACATTATTGTTCTGCTGTGTACTTGTCTGCTGATTTGTGTTGCTGTTCTGCTGTGCATTGTTATTGTTTGCATTGTTATTCTGTGTATTCGGTTCTGTGTTTGTTCCATTTGTGTTTGTATTTGTTTCTGACATTTGTTCTATTCTCCTTTATTATATAATGTTTGTAAGATTCTTTCCTCTTTCTTCAACTGTTTTTTCTTTTTCTCAATACCTTTTAAAATTCTCTCCTTATTTGTCTCATTTGTTTCTGCACTTGCGCTTGCTAGTGCTTTTCTTATTTGTTTTTTCAAAATCAATGTTTTTTGGTTATCATAATAAGAATCATATTGTTTTCCACAATTCGGACATATTAGAAAAGTCCTTGTTATGTTTTGTTTTCCAACTTGTTTGTTTTCTTCCTTTATCATTGGATAAAAGGATATTTGACACTTATCACATGTCACTTTCAATTATATCACCTCCTGTATATATTGTCAACTCTTTTATGAATATTTTTCCATTTTCATCATAAAAAATTTTTCCTTTTGATACTTCATTTAGTAACTTTCTTTTTTCATTAAGTTTCTTTATAAGTCTGTCCTTTTTCTTTACCTCTCTAGGACTCACAGTTTCCTTTTTAAGGCGTTTTCTCATTGCCTTGATAAATAGTGCCTTAATCTCTTTAAACGTCTGTATGGACTCATTATCATCTATCTGAACCACTTCGATTTCTTTGCATCTTACACACTCGAAATACAAAATAACATAATGTTTTTTATCTTCGTCATATACATCTTTTTTCAGTAATGACTTTGAATCCAAACTATTTACTTCTCCGCATTTGTTACATACTCTTTTTACTTCCATGTTCTCTCTCCTGTTCTACATAAAATCTAATGCATACTTGTCAATATCTGGAAATGTTCCTATTGGTGAATTATACCACATTCCTATCTTCATTGCTATATCTTGCATACTATCTGGAATCACAGCTTCAAAAGTACACATTCCGTTTGGATGGTCTAATGGTAATGCATCTTTTGGGTACACCCCTTGACCTAATCCATATTTATCATCTTTTGCTCTGTTCTCACATATTCTGCAAACCCTACCATGGAAATTACTTGTAATCCATCTATATCCAATTACGAACGGGTCATTCTTATTCACCGCTTCAAAACTCTGCTGGTATGCATGTGAAACTAATGTTCTAGCAAGCCTTTGTGCGTTGTAATCAACATGTCCAAAACGAAACTTATCATTTATTGTTTCTCCAACGCTGTTTGCTCTTCCAGCATTCACATCTGTTATTCTTGCTTTTCTTGTGCTATATATAATCTTACTTGCTTTCCTTGCTTGTGGGTCTACATAGCTTTCAATATCCAATGCTATTTCATATGCGCTTTTTCCTTGTGCTGTTCCTATTGATATTATTTTGTTTATGCTTTCTTGTGTTTGTTTGTTATAACCCCATATTGCTTTGCTCAATGTCCAATTATCTTGATATATATTTCCTGTTATTATGTTTCTAACAACTTGGTCTGGAACAAACTTAAATGCTTCATGTATGTCCGAATCTTTAAATCCGCAATATTTTAAAAATGTTCTAGTATCATATACCACCGCTTCTGATACTGTTGTCATGCTCCTAACAACTCCATTTTTAATATCTTCATTTAATTGTTCAATTCTTTTTGTTATACTACGCTTTAACAATACGAGGTTTTGTTTTTGCATGTTTCCATTACCCATGCGTGCTATTTGTTTTGTAACATCTTTGTACAAATTTTCATACATTTGTTTTATGTCTTTTTGCATCTGTACTGTTGTTGTTTGTCTTACTTGTTCTGCATTTTTTAAACTAAACTTCTGCGCCATTGTTTACATCACCACTGCAATTCTATTCTTCAAGTTTTGTTTGTGTCTCAATTTGTTGCACATTCTTTTCGACTTGCTGTTGTGTTCCAATGTTTTCAAGCTCTCCCTGTACTTGTGTATTCATACTCATACTATCAAACATATTGTTTTCTATTGCTATCTGCATAAGTTCATCATCAATCTGTGCATCTGTTTTGAATTCATCTTTTCTCCACTTCTTAATGTATGACTTTCTACTTCTAGCATTTGCCGCAATCTCTGAAAGGTCTGATGCTTTTTCATCATCTTCATCTTCCATAAGTGCATAATGTTCTAAAATATTAATGTTATACTGTATTTCATCCAAACCTGTTAAAACATACCTTGAAATAACTTCATCTTTGTTTAACATTGCAATATCAAGAATACATTTAATAACAAACTCTAATGCTGGTATCCACGCTTTCATTTTTTCATCACATCTTACTTGCAATGGATAATACAATACTTTCAATGCTTTTCCGCTTGTTATTGTTCCAACCATTGTTTCTTCTGAAATGTTTGGAATATCAAGTTCACCATACATTGTTGTTTTAATTCTATCAAGTGTCGTTTTGACACTTTCTGTATGGTTCATCTGTGGTGCTAATGTTCCAACAGACGGGTGAGCTTCATTTTGATTTTGTTCTGAACGTAAGTCCCAGTATGCTCCCGCTCCACTACTTAGATTGGCTGTGGTTTCTGCATTCATATCAACTGTATAACGAATAGGATTCATTCCTTTTCTTTCACTGTCTATGTCTGCATTTCCTAATCTACTGTATCCAGCTTCATACATTGCCAAATCTTCAATTTCTGATATTCCTAATTCATCAAACAATGTTCCGTCATTCAAAATAACAACTGCTGGGATATATTCCAACTCTAATATTTGTTCTGGTACAACCTTTTGTTCTACATTGCCGATTCCATTGTATAATGTTGAACTAAAATATATTTGTCCATTTATTTCTTCATACCTGTTTACCAAGTATTTCTTCTGTTTTGTTTGTTTTGTTCTATTTACGCTTTTAAAACTTATAAACTTTGTTAATCTATCTGAATCATAATCTGTCTCATAATAAAACTGCAAACTATTGTAAAAATGTGCTTGTATTCCATCCTGTTCTGAAAAATCCACCAAACATGCTACACGTTTTCCAATAAAACAGTCTTTTGCGCTTTGTAACAATGTTCTTGAAAAACCACTTTTTTTTAAAACTTTATTTACTAATGTTTGATATTGTTGTGCTTGTTGTTCGTTTTCTTCATCAACATAATTTTGCTGAATTAAAAAATCTGGTGTTTGGCTAAACATGAATCTTGCTTCTTTGTCTATTAATGTTTTAGCAATCTTGAATCTAACATCTGATGCTACATAATCCCCAGCCGTACCCTCTGTTACAAATTCAGCACCTTTTTTATAATCAATATAGTTTTGTTGTATTTGTAACAATTCCTGTGTATATAAATTATATCCCTCTTCTATTTCATTTCTTAAAACAAAATAAGGAAAATTTCTTAATGCTTGTATTACTTCAACACTATGTTGTTTATTACTAGCCATCTATTATACTCCTTTCTATTATATAATATATTATAATATATAAATATATATAAGTCAATAATTATTTTATGTTTTATATATAACAAAAGGGTGGATTTCTCCACCCATAAATGTTTGTTTTAGTTTGTTTTTAGAATAACTGGAATCTGTCCATTGGTACTCCAAAAGCACCAGCGTATCCATCTTGTCCACCACCTGTTTCGTCATTATACTGCCATGAATAATATCCTCGTTTAACTGGTGATATTCTGTACTGTGCTTTCTGCCAACTTCCTACTGGTGGATGATAGATAACTTGTACCGCATCAATAACTCTTCCAATACCCGCATAACCATTGTTTGAATCGTTCCAATTACATCCAGAAACATAAGGTAACCATCCTCTGCCAAGAACATGGACTCTATACGAAACAGAACCAACATCACATTTAATTGCGATATCTGTTATCTTTCTGCCTTGTACTCCCGCAAAGTCCTGTAGGTTTCTAACAAACGGATAGACTGTTCCGCCCTCAACTCTTACTGCATATATGAAATTAACTGGAACATTATAATGTCCTCCACTTGCCTGTGGCTTCTGTACTTCTGACTGTTTTATTCCGTCACCATAATCAATATCACAGAGTTTCAATAAATCTGTAAATCTGTTTTGTGATAAATTTGCAATTCTTACTCCATACGCTGAACCATCTGCCGCAATATACATGTCATTTCCTAGATACACTCCAATATGTCCATTCATCCATACCGCCCAACCAATATGGTTATTTGTTCTCTGTGAAATTGGAACAACTTCTTCTGCCGTTTCTTTATATTGTCCACTTCCTCTTACAATACCAGTGTACCAGCTTATAAGTCCGCTACAATCTACACATATCTTTCCAGCTTTGTTATCATCACTGTACCAAACACAGTTAGAGCCATACATTCTTCTTAATGTTCGTATCTGCTCTAATGTTAATACTGTTCCTTTTGCTCCATATACATACGGAGTTCCTATTTTACTTTTTGCAAACTCAATTAATCCTTGTGCTGTTTTACTCATATACCTCTATAACCTCCTAGAATGCCCCTAGAATCAATTTTAATATAATAACCTTAGACTTCCTTAGACTCAACCTCTGGAAGTCCAGCAACGCTTGTGAGAACACTCACAACTCCCGCCACAACAGCTGTACTTGCTACTACTTTCCAATCAACAGAACTAATCATTGTTCCAGCTCCGATTGCACCAATAGCCGCCTGTGCCATTGTTTTAACAGCTCTTACACTTGTTGCCTTAATCCACTCAATAGTATTAACGCTTGGTCTAAATACACAATTTTTAAACATGTTTTTTACCTCCATTTTCTAATTTACATAACTCTAATGCGTGTTTTGTTTCATCTATTTCTTTTTCATTTCTCTCTATTGCATCCCATTGTTCTTTCTGCCCTTTTCTCACATGTTCTTTATATTCTTCTATTTCTTTGTTTTGTTTTTCTAGTTTTTCATTTTGTTCTTTTATTTCTTTTGCCAACTGTTCAACTCTTAGTGTTAATTTTGTCATTGCTTTTGTGTTTTCACTTAGTGGTCTGTATATTACTGTGAATACTCCGATTAAAGAACTTAACCCTATTACCACAATACCAATCATTTCCGCAGTTGTCACATTGTTATACCTCCAATAACTTTCTTGTTTTTATTATTTTCTTTGTTTTGTTCTTTGCTAACTATAATTAAGTTAAACTGATTTAGAACCTATAAGAACCCAATCTTCATTGCTATTTTTTTTAGTTGATATATAGATATTTCCGCTTGTCGATATATATATATCACCGATATCAATACTGTAATACACTCCATTTGGGTCGTTATTGTCTTTTGACACACAACCAACGCTATTATATTTTAAGGAATACCTCGCTTTATACTGCCGTCCAGACACAATTAAATTTGTGTCTTCAAAATTCCATGCTTTTGAAACGTGTTCTTCGTCTGCATCTAAAATTAGATTTGACTTATACATACCAATACCACAAAAAAAAGAAGATGGGGCAATTCCATATCCTGGTTTTATTTCTCTTCTCTGCATATTTACTTGTATATTATTAAGCTTTGATACACTTTCTGAATAAATGCAGCATGACTTATATTCTTCCTCTGTTGGAACATCTTTCGGCTCAAAACCTCCATAGTACAATCCACACCTGCTCATTCTTCCCTGTATATATGAATTATATAAATATTTTGAATATATTGCACAATATTCTATCAAATCAAATTCACAATTACTAATCATCATAAAGCCGCCTTGGTCATATTTGATTGCTATTTGCTCTATCTGGTCGAACCAGCTGTCGGACAGAAATAATGTATTATTGACATTCGAATAAATACAAATGGAGCAAAACCTAAACCAACAATTATGAATCAGATTGTCATAATTTGTGCAATATATTGCAATGTTACAGTGTGAAAAATCACAATTAGTTATATGTCTATGTTGCCCTGTTATAATTCCGAAACCAGAAAATCCAACAAAAGAACAATTATCAATACTGCACCTTGTCGTTTTTTCGACATTTACCCCATTTAGTTCATAAGCCTCTTTTGTATACTCATAATACTTTTTGCATTCTCCAACCACAGAAATATTTCCGCTCACACGCACCTCATATGACGTAGCTAAAAAAATCAAAGAATTCATTGAAACATCATAGGCTTTTTCACTAGCGACAATAAGTGTTTTATCTGATTTTGCAATAAATTTCAAAACACTAATACCCATGTATTCATTATAGCTTGACAGTACATCTTTATGTGCAGAACTTCCAAGAATTGTTATTGATTTAGGTATTGTTAACGTGTCAGAAACCAAATACACTCCGCTTGGGATGTATAATAGCCTTTTGTTATTTCCGCAAAATACTATTGATTCCTGTATTGCTTCTGTATCATCAACAACACCATTGCCTTTTGCTCCAAACATTTGTGGTGTTATGTAATCCTTTTTAATATAAGGTAGAAAACTACTAAATATTTTTTGTTCAGTTATACTTCCATCTTGCACTGTCGTAGTTGCTTCTGGATGTTCATTTAACCAATTTGTTACTGCATTGTTTGTTTGTTCGTCTGTGGGCTGTCCTTCTTCTACCCACTCAACATCTCCATCTTTTGCTCTTGGTATTTTATTGTTATCATTGACTGAGGGTTTATCAACTTTATTCTTTACTATATTTTTAATTTCTGTTTTCTGTTCATTTGCTACTCTTAACAATTCTGCTTCAAGCTGATTATAATAATCCTTTGCGACTTGCTCCTGTTCCTGTGTTCCATTTACTTCCAATCCCTCTAACACTATACCATTTGCAAGCGTTGTATTCCATTCATTTGTTATTGTTCCATTCGAATTTGTTTTAATAGCGCAAACAATAAAAGAAATGATTCCTTTGTATGCTGTTACCTTTCTGCTCAGTTCCCAACTGAATGTTACATAATCTTCTCCATCTGTTGCTAAATCTGTAACAATGTACTTGTCTCTTCCTGTGTCAAAACCACTTGCATTCTGGAATATAATTCTCAAAGACAGCTTACTTAAGTCTATTCCATTACCGACAAACCTCTTGCATCTGAAATATTTTCTTTCACCTTTTTCATCACTCATAACACCGAATATTCTTTCTGTGTCTGGAATAATCATTATTCTTGTATCTGCATCTATCTCTATTCTATCATTTGCTTCTGTTAATGTTGCTTCTGTAATTTCTGCCGCATTTAATAATTCATCTACACTAGGCACTTCTTACACCTCCTTATGTTTGTTCTATATACATTCTGTTTGTTATTATTCTTGTTTTGTTACTTTTACCTGTTAATTCAAAGTAAAACATACTTCCATGTGTTACATCTACTGGAACTGTTACTCTGTCTTGTATAATCTCATTTGTTTGTTTTCCATCTACATCGTAGAAACTTATGACTCTTTTTGTTTCTTTCCAATCATTATCAAAATGGAATACCAAACACAAATAATTATCAGAACCCCTTACAATGTTTTCAAAATCACATTGCTTGTTTCTTCTTAATAACTGACCAGCAACATCAAAATGTAATTCTCTCATAAGCCTGTACCTCTTCTAATTATTCCGCTTGCTACTGTTCTTTCTACTGTTTCATCATGTTCTATATTCAATGGTTCTGAATCATATGTTGCAAATACTGGTTCTCTTTCTTCTATGATTGCCATACATAATTCTATACCATTATATATTCCGCAACTATAATCATCACCAATGTTTTGTTCTTGTATACCTCTTAGTTGTTTTATACTGTTCTTAATTGTTTTTAATTTCTTCCAACTTCTCAACATTCTTAACACCTCCTATAAGCTTCTATTTACCGCCTACATTCCATTTTTATTGCTTACCCTTACAACTCCTAACCATGCTTGCTGTTTGTCTTTATTTGCTTAATATCTGCTACTGTATACTGGTCTAACGCATACCATAAGGCTGACATTACGTGGCTGTCTATATTAAATTCATCATATATCACATTGCCCTTTGTATCTTTCGCATATGTTAAATCTTTCAATTCTTTTATAGAGTTTCTACACTTAGGAGAACAAACAATTTTTTTAAAACGTTTTACTTTCTTTGTATTCTGTAATCTACTCCCGGCATATTTCTTACAGGCATACATTTTTACTCCCTCTTGTCTATAATATTGTATATCTTTAGGAGAAGCACTATCAGCGAATATAGGCTTGTTACATCTTTCGGCTCTTTTAAATGTTCTTTGTACTCCATCCAACAAAATGAATTTGTTATCTGTTATATGGTTTCTGTATACTTCATCATAAATGTAAAGTATTTTGTTTTTATCATCTACTGCACAACTTATCAGCGCATTGTAACTTGTTTCAAAACCAAAGTCCAAACCAAAGAAATGATATTTACTTGGTATATTTGTTATTGTGTTTGTAAATTGTTTTGCGTTTGTTGCAATCGTAAACTGTGGTAACACTCTTGTTCCACTTGCTCCGAATCTTCCCCACCTTGCAACCGCCCATAAATGTGGGTCGTTTATTTTTAACCCGTCCAAACGTTTTATATATGACGCTGGCAAGAATGGGTTATCATCTGCAATACTATGATGGTAGTATACTCCATTCTTTTTGTTTACTAATGTTCTTCTTCTGTATATCTCCTGTTCTTCCTGTATTACGTGTTCTTTTCCTTTATCATCTGTGTGAGTAAAGAATGTGTTATACACCCAATTCTCTTTCCCTACTGGGTTTGTTGTCATAATAAAGTGCAATGACATTTTAGGCTCTCTAATACGTCCTAGAAGCTCTGTATAAGCATCATAACGTATTTCACTACACTCTTCCATCCAAACGATAGATACACCATGTATGGACTTTATTTTCTCTACATTGTCCATTCCTCTGAATATAATTCTACTACCATTTGAAAATCTTACTTCCATTGGCGACATAACAGCCACAGCCTTACCATTCTTAGGCAAGTGTTGGTTTGGTAGTGATTCATCACTTAGCATGTTCATCTTTTCTAGTATCTCTTTGAACAATGCAAAACATGATTCTTTTATTGTTCCATATACTTGCCTTACAACAAGGCATGTTCTTCTTTCTTCTAATAATTTTAATATAATTTTAAGTGCTACATGGTAACTCTTTCCACTACCATATCCACCGAATAAAAGGTATTGTTCATAATTCCAATCTGTTAAAAAAGTGGAGAATCTTTTTGAAACATCAATGTTTACATCCATATTCTTTTTTTTTCTCCTTTTGTTTTAGTTTGTTTGTAATAACAGAAAAGGACAGATACATCACTGTGCATCTGCCTTTCTGTTTGAATTAATTATACCATATTATATTTTATACGTCAATGCTTTACTTGAATATTTTATCAAGTTTATTTTCTACTTTTTCGATTCTCTCTTCAACTGTTTTCTCATTTACTCTTTTACTCTTTCTTTTCTTTCTTCCATTGTTTTGTACTTCCTTTCTGAAATAGATGTTTATTTGTTTTCTTTTAGACTTATGCCTAAATGGACTATATAGGAATCGAACCTATTACTCTTCGCTTATGAGACGATTGTTCTACCAATGAACTAATAGTCCTTAATGTGTTGCTTTCATGGCTTGCACACTACTCACAACACTTTAGCAAGAAAAGAAATTTGATATGCACACCTTTTATAGTGTGCAACTACCTAGGTTGGATTCGAACCAACACATTAAGGAATCAAAGTCCTTTGCCTTACCGTTTGGCTACTAGGCAATACCTGTGTTTTAATGACTTTAACACCTGTCAAATTGTTTTAGAAATAAAACACATCATCTTCAACTGCAATGTAGTTTTCTCCGAAACACATTTCAATATTATATTCTCTTGCAACTTCTTCTGCTTCTCTAATCTTATCAGCTTCTACTAAATTCCAAACCTTTTTGATTGCTTCTGTTCTACTCATAATTCATATCTCCTTATCTGTTCTTTGTTTTGTTTCCTTTGTTTCTTTCTGATTATATATTAACATAACCGACCATGATTGTCAACAACTATTTTTAATTGTTTACCATATTCAAAAAGAAATCAATATCTTCATCAGCATTGTGTAGACTATCTAAATCTATATTTTTGTATTTCTCTTCTAACTCTATATTCCTATCAATTCTCTGCCTTTCGTCAGCATAATAACTTCTTATTACACTTGCTGGTGTTCCGCTTGTTCTTTCTAAAGGAAAAATGCTATGTCCTCTATAAATAAACATTCCAGTGTCTTTGTCATATATCATATTATATTTCATTTTGTTTCCTCCTAGTTTGTTTACTCTGTTTTTGTTTTCCTTAACTTTAATTATATTATAACACAATATAACAGAAAGTCAATATGTTTTTATATAATATTTTATATTTATATAATAAAATAAACACCCTAAAATGAGTGCTTAAATTCCTTTTATTGGTATTTTTATAATTGGGTTATAATCAATATATTTTCTGTTCTTCTTGCTTCTTCCTTTATTGCTTGTGTCCAACCTTACTATGTTACTTCCCCATTTCTTTTGTAACAATTCAAACTGTTCTCTTTCCTTTTCCATGTTTCTATAAATTGCACATCCACCTTTTTGTTCTGATTGCCTACAAGCATAATGGTATTTATTAACTCTCAATGCTCCACGATACTTATTCATGTTCTGCAATGTCATGTCATAATCTTCTTTCAAAGGTAGCATTTCATCATATCTTAATTCATTGCCTTTTAGAAAACACTGAAATGGACCTCCTATATAACTTGTAGTACTGAACGGTGAATACTGCCTATAACTCATTGTATCACTGTTACAATTTATTCCCCAAAACTTAAAACCCCATTCTTCACATAACAATGAATAACGATATATGAAATCTAATATGTCCGCTGATTTCAGCTTTACTTTTTCATACGCATAACTTTTATCCTCTGACATTTCAAAATGCTCTATACACCGTAAATCATCATCTATAATAAGAACTATATCAGCACCATGATTAAACTCTTCATCAAGGATATAATTTCTTACTCTGCATAGGTTGCCTTGTATTCCTTTCTTACACTTAACAATGTTTTCTTTATGTTTTGGGTTGAACTCTAAATATGTTTTATATTCTTCTGGTGAAACATACACTTTACAAAAAGGAATATATTTTAATGTTTCAACAACAGGTCTTTTATATGATGGACACACTATAACAATTTCTTTATCCTTGTACTTCATTCTTTCATCTTCTCCAATGCCTTAACACCATCTATTACTCTTCCAACTCCCGCTCTTTCTCCGAATGTTTTCTTGTTTCCATTCTTCTTAGTAGGGAATGCTTTTACTTTTTCAATACCTAACACTCCAAGTGCATTTATCCAATCTACCTTGTTATCGAACTTTAGAACAATGTAATTATTTTCCTCATTTAATATTTCTGTGAATGGTACTTCTGGTTCTATTTCTAATTCTTCATCTGCTAATGAATCCATTGCGAATCCGAATACTTCCATATCCATTTCTGCTATTTCATCTAAGCTCTGTTTTAATAAATCTGAATCCCATTCACTTTCGTTCAGTTTGTTATCTACTAGCCTGTATGCTTTTATTTGTTCTTCTGTAAGTTCTTCTAAGCATACTGTTGGTACTTGTTTTAATCCCGCTTTCTTTGCTCCTAGTATTCTACCATGTCCAGCTACTACACTGTTATGTTTGTCAATAATTACTGGTTGTGTAAAACCAAACTCTTTAATACTATTTGCAATTTGTTCTACTTGTTCTTTACTATGTTTCTTTGCGTTCTTCTTATATGGTTTTAGTTCTTTTATTGGTTTATAAACTATGTTTAGTTCTTCCATGTTCTCCTATCCTTTCTATTGTTTTATTATATATGTTCTATATACCTTTGTTATGCCACCTTTTGTTCTGTTACGCGTTTGTTCTATATTTTATTATATAGCTTTTTATTATTCACATGGTGTTCTATTTATTTTACTTACATATAACTTAGTAATTTACCCATGTATTTTACGCTTTTAACTTTACAGTTCTTTAATGATAATAGTAATACTGCTTTATGTTTTGCTTCCTGTATGTTTTGTGCATAGCATAATGCTGTATTTATTTGTTCTGTTTCTTTTCCGAAATCATCTAGCTTTGTATATACGACTAAATACTTACTTTGTTTTTCATCTTCTATATCTGAACTTAGGCTTTGCATTTGTTCTAATTCTTCTTTTGCCTTACTATATGTTTTTTCAGCAGTGCCCATTTTAACCCCCTATCTGCCTTTTCTAGCTGTTTTATTTATATAGGCTTATACTTATAAGGTTAATGATTTAAAACGCTTGTATAGGCTTATTTTCCGTCATATACATCATTTCCCCATTCTTCCTCTTCGCTTTCTTCTTCAAGCCAATCTGTTCCATTTTCTGCATTCCATATTTCTTCATCATCCTTTGCACTTGGTTCATATACATCGCCCTGTGTTATGAGGTTGATTGTTACTTCGTTCTGTACTTTACCTGTTTGTTTGAACATATCTAATTTATCCATCATTGTTACAATTTCTTTTATTGCCGCAACATCACCTGTTAAACCTTTTTTGAATAGTGCTACCATAAGTAAGTTTTGATTTGTTAAATCATCACTTTTGAAACCCATATGCATTAAAACTTGTTTTTGTTTTTCTGTTGTTATCTTCATTGTTAGTAATGCTTTCATGGCTTGCTGTAATGCCATTTTTTCATCACGTTTCTTTTTTCTTGCTTCTACCCCTAATTTTACAATTCTCTTTTTTTCTTCTTCTGTTCTCTCATTCATAGGAATTAAATTTTCTACTCCCCTACGATACATTTTTGGAGACTTCTTATTTGTTGACATCCTTTCTTTTCACTCTCCTTTTACTTTTTGTTCCATAATATCAAATAAGGCAAGGAAATATGCTTTGTTTTGCTTCTCCCTCACCAGTATTTCTTTTTATATAAAAACAGCAAACATATAAAACTAATCAAGTATACGAGGTTTTTGTATATATGAACGAAATTATTTTATAAGTACAAACATGGCTTTTTATTATTTTGTTTTATACGTCCACTGTTTTTATCTATTTATATTTTGGCTAACATTTATGGCTGTTACTTATACATTCCTATCCTAGAATATTTCCTTAGTTCCATTTTATTATAGCATGTTACTATCTATTTGTCAATGTAAATTTTAATTTATTTTGCTTTTATTTGTGTTTTCTTTGTTTGTTCTTCCTAAAAAGTAAATCTCTTTCTTTCTTGGCTTTTATTCTTTCTGCTTTCACATTTTCATTTGCTTCATAATATTCTAAATACTTTGTACACGTTTCATGGCAATGTAATATTCTTTCTTCACAATTCTTACATGGACTGTGTAACATTATATCAACCCTTTTCTTCTTAAATAATCCTCTACATCACATAAATATAATATTGCTTCTTGTGTGTCCTGTTCATTTATACTAACAATACCATCTGTGTCTTTTACTGTATACCTATATTCTGATATCGGAAAACCCTCTTTCGTTTCGTTCTTTAGCTTGTGCTTTACCTTTGTTACGAAATTTAATATGAATACTACAACCAATGTTACTACAATGCTTTCTAATGCCCCTATATGGCTTTTTATCAGCACATATGGAAGTATGATATAAATAATACATATAAGTTCTTCAAAATGCCCTACAAGCCAATTACGAGCCTGTGAAATAGTTTCCTTTGTAGAGCTTTCTACTGCTTCAAATAGTTTATTCATAATTTCTTTAATCCTTTCATGAAATCACCCATTCCATTCTTTAATGTTTCCAGTTTTGTTTCAAGCCTTTTTCTATATGGTGGAGTTTTGCACACTTCACATCTGTATTTGTTTTCTTTGTTGAAGAACGCTCCCGCAAATTCTTTACATATCTCACAGTTATGCTCAAACACTTCTTTTTCATCTGCAAATACATACACTTCTAATTCTACACAACCAATTCCACTACTTTCATTTTTCTTTATGCTGTAACTTATGTTTTTAGAATTATTCTTTGCTATAATGTTTGTTGATATCCATTTACAACATTCAAGATATGCCTGTTTCATTGTTTTAGCTTTAAACTGTTTGCTTATAATCTTTTCTGCTATTAGCATAGCTTTAATCCTCCGATAACTCCTGTTTTGCTTCTACTGCGCTTCTGTCTGCAAGTTCGTTTAATGGGTCACCATTATGCCCTTTTATATGTACCATGTTTATCACCATTTTCTTTTCATACACAAGTTTGAACATTTTTTCCCATATTTGTTTGTTCTTTATCGGCTTATCCTCTTTGGTTTTCCATCCATTCTTATACCAGTTTAAAAGCCAACCTTTTGTTATAGCATTCACAACATACGCACTGTCACAATATACTGTCACCTTTTTTGCTTTACTCTTAAAGGCTTTTACTAATGCCATATATACTCCTGTTAGTTCCATTTCATTGTTTGTCGTGTTTCGTTTGTTTCCTTTTGTTACACTTGTTTTGAATCCGCTATCACATTTTACAAGTTCAACATAGCTCCACCCACCTATACCAGGGTTTCCACTACAAGCACCGTCTGTATAAAATATCAGTTCTTTCATTCCTTTCATTCATTTGTTCCTTTCTTTGCATCTGCTTTAATATCTGCATATATCTTTACAATAATCTTTGCAACTAACTCCCATAATGTTTTACCATACACTGTTCCAATCCAATCATGCTTTTCTCTTACTTTTATACAACAACATGAATAGAATACAAACTTTCTTGCTTCATTAAGTTGCTCATAATACGGCATAAAACTCTGCGTTCTGTAGTTATACCTTATACAGATTCCTTGCATTGCTTTTTCTAATATCTCAAGTGGTGCAATCTCTGTTTTTGTATAATTTTGTTTTTCAAGCATCTTTGCAACTGGCTTTACTTTCCAAAGGAAATTGTTTAGTATTTTTATATTCTCCTGTTTTGTACAATCTAAATTTAAAATCTCTTCTGTTTTCATGTTTTGTTCCCCTTAATTAAAAAAGGCAAGAAATAGAATACTTCCTACCTCCTGCCTTTTATCAACATCTATGCAACGTTTGTTTTATTTATTTGTTTGTTTTAGATTTCCCAATCATCATCTTCATCATCCTCTGCTTCTTCTGCTTCGGATTCTGCATCAGCGGCTTTCAGAAGTTTCACATATGCATCTGCTTTCATCTTTGTTTTTGCTTTGATACCACGCTCTTTACACATTTTGAAAAGTTCCATTGCTGTTTTTCCCTCATATGGGTCTTTTTCTTCTTCATCCTCTGTATCCCAATCATCATCATCCTCTACTGGCTCTTCTTTCTTTGCCTGTTTCTTGGATGTTGCTTTAGCTTTCTTTGTTTCTTTCTTAGTCTCTTCCTCGTCGAGTTCACCTCTGTCAAACTTTTCAAGAAGTTCAATCAGTGCATCTTTCTTTCTTGATTTACACTTAGAGGAGATTCCTCTTGCACAGCACATCTTGTAAAGGTTTGCCGCTGTCATATCTGTATAATCAAAATCCTCTTCCTCTGCTTCTGTTTCAGCTTCTTTTGTTTCCTCTTCTGTCTCTGGCTCATTCATTTCTACACCATCTTTAAGTCCTGTTTCAAGAACTCTTGCTGTTACCTTTGGAAGTGCTTTAAGAATTACAAGGATTTTATCTCCCGCAACTGCTACCTCTCTTGTAAGCATTGGATAACGTGAACCAATCTCACAGATGTTTTCTCTGTTCTTTCCCTCAATAATTTCTTTTGCCGCTTCATAAGCTGTCCAATTCTTTGCCATTTTTCTTTCTCCTTTTCTCTTTCACTTTGTTTTCTGAATCTGTTTTGTTCTTTTGTTTACTCTTAAATATTAACATATATTTTTGTTTTTGTCAATATAAAAACAATAATTTATTTATTTTCTTCACAACATTCACATGGACACGTTTCTGCTTCGTACTCACACTCTTCTCCGTGTTCTACAAGTCCAACAGCTTCACATGCTTCTAAAACACAGTCAAGCAATGCAATTAAACCATCTTCATCAAGAATTCCCAAACTGCCTTTAAGAAATACCTTTGTTTCTTTTCCATCCTCTTCTGTTACAAGCTGTTCTGCAACACTGTAGCCTACTTTGTTTGTTTCACTGTTGTACGCTTCTGAAATCACAACATTTCTTCTGTCCTTAAAACGCTTTGAGGAAAGCTCTCTAAATGTTAATCTTCCCATTCTTCTCCACCTCCCTCTTCTCCGTTGTCTGGTAACTCTAATACTGCCATAAACTTAAGCATGATATATTCTTCATCCACTAAAGAACAAATATTATCTAAGTTTACATTTTCCACAAGTGACTTAAATGGAATTGTTGCATTTCCATCTTTGTCAAAGTTAATTGCTCCAATAGTAAACATACCTAAATTTACTGCTCTACTTGTAGCTCCTTTTGCATGTAGAGTAATATCATTGTTTAATCCTTGCAATAGTTCTACACTTGTTAGGATTTCATCATATCTGAGTTTAAACTTAACTTGTACTGTTTTGTTTTTACCAATGGTTAATCCCTCAAATGTAGCTATCCCTTTTTGTTGTAACTTTCTTTCCACTATTTTGTTTTTCTCCTTTCTGTTCTAAACTTCTGTTCTTGTTTTCTTCTTTCCTGTTCTTTTTGTTTGAAATAGTTATTTCTTGCATTTATGTTATGTTTTACTTTATTAACATCTATACCTTGTATAACATTAATACCATTTATAACATTAATACCTTGTTTTATATTACTATTTCTGTTTGAGTTAGAGTTATCATCTGTGTTGGGCATGAAGCTAACAGCTTCAAAACCCCCTCTTTCTTTCTCCCCCTTATAATACTCTTCTTCACCTTGGTTGTCAATACCCTTTTTTGATATTTTATACTTTTTTAAGAATTGTTCATCCTCTTCTTCTAATTTGTTTAATACATCACGCTCTATAAGCTCTTTATATGCCTGTATATCCTCTTCTTTTATTGCAACCCATACTTCATCTCTGTTAATGAACTGAAAAGCAAATAAAGGTATTTTATGAGCTTCTAAAGCATGATGCTCTAATACATGGAGTACACTTTGTTTAATACTAAAACTTTCATGGTCTGTACTTTTAAGCTCACAAAGGAAATGTTCATTTTCACCGTCACATTTTTCTATCCATCCAGCACCACTGTTTTTTGTAGGCTTTAAACCTAACCTGTGCATTACTTCTTCTTCATTCTTTCTATACCACTTTGTACTACGTTTATTCATGTTTTGTTAATACCTCACACTCTTCTGCGTGTTTACAAGTTCCACATATAATGGTAGGTCTTTTACTATCAGATTTTTCAAAACACATCTCTCCTCTTTCTTCTGTTTCAATCATGCAATCTTTTTCATATACGCATAGATTGCATTTTTCATTTCCATTAATATGCGTACCAAAACATTTACGTTCTGGTGCTTCCTTTAATACTTCTTCCCTTATATCCCTTAATTTTGTTCTTTTGTTTTCCCAGCTTGCTACTGTTTCCAAAACATCTACAATCTCCTGTGCTGTTATAACATCAAGACTCACATTTCTTGATTTAGTTTCACATACTGTTTTAATACAACCTTTTACTTTGTCCGCAAGCCCCTGTACATTATATTCTTTTTCAATCTTCATTTGTTTCTCCATCCTGTTCTTTTAGTTTTTGTTTTGTTAGTGCTTCAAGATATTTAATATATCCTAAGCCTAACCTATGTGTGCTTTTTGTTCTGTAATTCTTTCTGGCTTCATTAAGTTCTGCTGTTCCAAACAAGTCTTTGAACCTTGTTTCTGTTTGTACTATTACATAGCTGTAGTTATCTTTTCCATTTAACATTTATTCTCTATACCTCCATTCTAAAAATCCCATCCTTCTTAAAATAGCATTTCTAAGATTTATACGTGCCATTTTATTGAGCTTTTTAATACATTCTGCCATGTATTTTCTTAAGTCATTTATTTCTGCTTCTGTGATATTATATTCTTCATACTTCATTTTTTTCATATTCCCATTCTAAATGTGCTACTATATACATCTTTTTCATAATAGCCTTTCTAAGGCTTGTATATGCCCCTAGATTGAACTTTTCTCTATGAGTAATACAATTTGTTATATATCTAATTAAATCGTCTAATCTGTCCTCTACTGTGTGGTAATCATTACAATACTTACCTTATGCTCTCCATTAAATACCAATTTACATTTTAATGCATATTTTTTTTGACATTCTTTGCAATAATGGTGCAGACCATCTGACTTACTTTTATCCTTATGGAACATTTCTATGGGCAATTCTTTTTTACATTTAGAACATACCTTTGTTCCTTTTTCAAAATCTGCTTTCATTTTGTTTTCCTACTCACCTTTTATAATTTGTTTTGCTAGTTTACCAATGAATTGTTTGTCTATTCCATTCAACCTACTAAACAAATCAAAACCTGTTGTTCCATCAAAATCATAGAAAACATATCCATACTGTGTATTTATTCTAATTGTTTTCTGTGAATATACTTTTTGTTCTCTTACTAGCTGTTGCGCCACTTCGTCGAATTTTTTATCACTCCATTTTGGACTATCCTCTTCATAATACAAATAACTATGTATTAAAACAACTCTTTGTAAAAAATCTATTTTTAACTTATCTGTCCAATATGCTGGAAAAACATACATTTGTGTCTACCCTCCTATTCCACTCTTCTATTACTTTATCAACAGAACTTGTAGCTATTTTTTCTTGTGACACTTCTTTTTGATAAATCCTATCTGCTATTGAAGAAGTTCTAACTCCACATGATAAACACATGACTTGTACACCATGTTCTACAAATAAAACTGCTTTACCTCCACAAAACGGACAAGGCTTTAATACTGAATTAATACTTTCCATTTGCTCTATACCTCCATCATTTCATCAAAGCATTTTTCTAAATGTTCACATCCTCTACAATTATTCAAAGCACATTCATCACAATTATCTGACACACATAAAACTGTTTCCGCAAAACAACAATGGAAATCATCACAACCTTTTGTTATTATTGTTTTACATTCTCCTAACCATTTCTTTATTTCTTCCTGTTCTTTTTCCCTCGCTTCTTTTCTGCATGATTCATATATATCATTCATTTGTTATTCACTCCCTTGTTATTATATTTTCTTCTAGTTTGTTTTAATCTCCTTATTTGTTTTATATCACTGTTCTCTTGTTTACAAATAATACTATAATACATTTGTTATTATATGTCAATAACTATTTTAAAAACTTTTTATGTTATATGTTTTATAAATATAAGCTGTATAGCTTTATAAAGAAAAATATATATATATACATATATATACAAAAAGAAATTTTCTTTTTAGAAATTTATCTGTTTTAATCCTTTTTGTTTATAGAACTGTTCAAATGTTATGTTATTTCTTTTGAGTATTTCCATTGTTCTATAAACAACCTCATCTAAATCTAACAATGCTTTGTTTATTGATGTATAGCGTTTAAAGTTTATTGCTACTCCTGTTTGGTAATGTGTTAATGAATAGCGCTCATCTTTTAGTTTGACAATAACAATGTTTTTATATTTTGTTTTAAAACACTGTTTCTTTTCTGGTTTCAAATCTTTTTTCCTTAAAATATTACAATACATCATATGACCCTCCTATTTAACGATTTAAGACACTTTATGCCTTTACCTTATACTTTTATTACTGAACTATATAAACACGCTAGAAACTTAAAATACAAGCTCTAATAGGTATAATAAAAGGTAGCTTTTTATGCTACCTTAAATTCTTCCCTAAATACTTTCATGTATTTGTTATTACCAAGTCTGTATTTATTAAATGTGTTAATTGTATCAGCTCCCAACCCTTTAAATACTGCAATCTCTAACAGTGTATTAATATCAATTCCAGCTCTCTCAAGTTTTGTTACTGCCATAATACATCTATAACTGAATGTTGCTCTGATACCATTTGTTCTAGCCTGTGTTCTGAATTCTTCAATAAAATCAACAAGCTCTGTATTTCCCTTTGCAAGGTCAAGCTCTATTCTTCTATCATAGTCAAACTTAATTGTAACAAATCTATCAAGTGTTGCTTGGTCAAGAACAAGCCTTCCTGTGTACATTTCATCAGCACCACTTCCAACAGTATTTCCAGCGGCTACAACTCTAAAGTTTTCATTTGCTTCTACTCTACCAGTTGGGAACTCAAAATATCTATTAGCAAGTGCCGCATTTAATAATACTAATACTTCTGGAATACTTGCATCCATTTCATCAAGAAAGAATAAACCACCTTTTGTAAATGCTTTATAGAACTCTGTTTCATGGTAAACACCACCAGCATCAATAAATCCTGTGATTTTATATTCTTGCTGTACACTGTTTGTGAAATAGAAATCCAAACCTAAATCCCATGCAATCTGTTCAAGTGTGAAGTTCTTTCCTGTTCCCGCATCCCCTACAAGGTAAACAGCTTCATTCTGTTCAATACAAGTTTTAATGAGGTTGTATTTCTCATGTCTGATTTCTTTTTCTTCTTCCACTAAAGGAATCTCTTTTACCGGTTCTTCCTTTTTAGGTTTTACTATTGGATGAATAAGTTCTACAGAAGTTTTATTTGTTTTACTTTTTCTTCCTTGTGTTTTAAGCTCATTTGTTGTTCTGTTTTCTGAACGAAAGTTTTCTGGCTCTTTGTACTGTGTTCCATTTCCATTTTCATCAAATTTGTAATAATAGAAGATACCTTGAATTTCAAAAACATAAATGCCATTCTTCTGCATTTCTCTAATTTCTTTCGTGTGCTTTCTAAATGTTCTTTTCAATGTTACAACACCAAAATCTGTTTTTGTTCTGCACTCTACATGCATATCATCAATCTTTGTTACACTTTCAAATGTTCTTCCTATCATCATTTTTGTTCTCCTTATTCGTTATCTGACTTATTTATTTGTTCCTTACATCTATCATAATATACCAAACAAACAAATAAATCAATAGTTTTGTTTTAATTTATTTTGTATTTTTCAATGTTTGTTATTTCTTCTTCCATAACATTTCTTGGAACATAGTATTCACCTTTGTATAAATGTTTTACATCTTCCCAGTTTGTACACCAACCATAACCATAACCAAAATGTTTGCAATCCTCTAACCTTTCAATTAATGCAAATACTATTCTTCTAAACATACTCGGATGTGCTAATGGAAAAGCAAGTTGTTTTAAATTCATACGCTGTGAACTGTCTTTCACTTTTATTCTAATATCAACATATCCATTATGTCTTGCATTTCTTGAAACAAAGCTAACAAATACATTACAGCGCACTCCTTGTTTTTCGAGCTTGTCTACAGCCTGTAAGAACTTTACACTTTCACGCATCATTGTTTCTTTTGTTACCACTCCACTATATCCAAAATCTTTTGTTATGTTCACAACTTTCTGTTTTTGCACTACCCTTTTGTTATTAATCATGTTTGTTGGAATACCTTGTAAATATCTCGGAACACTACACTGAAATCCAGCAATATCATAAAATGCTTTGTTTCTGTATCCATTGTTATTCACATTAACTTTGGCATCCAATTTACTTTTTAATTGTTTTGTTCCATCTTCCCAACCATGGAATAGCAGCTCCCTCGCTTCGTCCATTGTATACGTTCCTCTAAAATAATAATTAGTATCATCTGATTTATGATACTTTTGATAAAACAATGTTCTTTCTGTTGTATCAATATAATTAACAACATCTGCTATTGAATTAAAACTAATATTTACATTACCATTTGTTTTTGTTCTTTTCATCTTTGTTTTCTCCTTGTTTGTTCTCTCTTGTTTACAATTACTATATTATACTATTTGTTTTGTTTTGTCAAACATTTTTTTATAACAAAAAAGGAACGCTTTTTATACGTTCCCTAGAATGTTTCTTCTTTTAGTTTTTGTTTTGTTTTAGGAATGAATCCATACATTGCAATACAATAACTATCTGCCATATCATCATTTATTTTACACGGTACTTTCTCACCGCCTATTTTAACGTTTATAACACCTTTCTTTCCCCTACCTTTATATTCCTCGGCTATGTACTTTAAAAGCCCTTTCTGCTTCAAATAGAGGATTGTAGGATACTTGTTTGGATTTATTCCGTGTTTATTCTCTTTTGGTTTACTTGTTCCAACAACTGCGTTCTTCCAACCTTTGGTATCTACACTGTACACTTTTATATCGTATCCTAAAAATACATCTAGTATTGTTACAATCAAACCACCTGTTGTAATTAAATACTGTGAACTCATATGTCCACCGCTAAACGTTCTAATTCGCTCTATAATGCATTTTATTTCTATAGACTTATATTTCCTTAATAGCTTATCTAAAATGGATTCTAGGACGCTTCTAAGTGCTTTACGCTTATCATAGTTGTTTTTACATCCATCAAAGTTTACACTATACATTTTAATTAGCTTTTTATCTTCTAGTACTGTGATTCCAGTTCGTGTATATGATTGGTCAATTCCTACTACAACCATGTTCCCTCATGTACCTTTCTTTTTTAGCTTTTGCAAGTTTCTTTCTGAATTTTATTTTGTCTTGCTTTGTAACCATCTTTGTATCATTACATTCGCAGAACTGAATTCTTTTTATATGTTCTGAAAGCCACGTTCCTTTTACTAGTTTAAATGTTTTGAGATTCTGATTATATAGAAGATATTGGTTATTTACTTTTCCACAATACAGAATTGTATATACATGTTCTTCTGATTTTAATTTGAATAGCGTTCCAATTTCTACTCTGTTACAATCACTACACCCCATTGTTTTAAGTTCGCTGTCCTTTTGAATACTTCCAACAATGTAATCTCTTCTGCTAAACATACATCTGTATCTGTATCGGTTTAATATATTTTCTTCTTTTTCAGCTTTGTTTAAATAACAACATTCTGCACAACTTAGTTTCCTCATGCTTTCAACCACTCCAAACATTTTTCTTTGCTTGTGAATACTGGGTATATATCCCTTTGTGTTTTTCTTATTCCTGTATCTATTGTACTATTAATGCATAAAAAGTTTTGTTTGTAGCTTTCTATGTTTTCCTTTTTATCTGTTACACACTTAATTGGTTTTAGGTTATATAGTGTTTCTTCTTTTCTGACTATGCATTCTTTTACAACGCATTTTAAAACAACATTTTTCTTTGCCTTTTCCCTTTTACTCACAAACACAAGAAAACATTCCTGTTCTGGTAACATTCTTAAATATGTTTTGTGTACGTTCTGCATTCCTTTACACTCCTTTGTTTCACACTCCATGCAATCTAAATATGTTACACGGAGTGCATACGCTTTACAATATTTTGCCATATTGCTATAGCCTTTCTTTTACTTTTCCATAGCATACATCTTTCATGTTACATTCTTCTGCCATCTTACAATTATATCCTGTGCATTTCTTATGCCTTTTTACAAGTTTGTTTTGTTCTAACAGCTTTGTTTTACTTTCCTGTATTCTTTCTAGTCTTCCAATATACTGTGCAATTTCACTTGGATTATATTCATAGTGGTATACTTTAAATTCCTGTGTATTCTTATCATCACATAAAACAATTCCATGATGTATTCCTGTTAAATACATATATAATTGGCATTGTTTTCTACCGCTTGCATGGTATTTCTGTTTTTTAAATGTAAATGTATTTACGCTTTTGATTTCTACTATGTATGGTATCTTTTTAACACTTTCATCATATACGCTCTCAAGCCTGTAATCCTCTGGTATTTCGCATATAATATCAGGGGTATAGGATAAATCAAATTCATCAGCAAAACGGCTATAATCGCAATCTAAAGGCTTACACAGCCCACCACGAATAAATAGCCTTTGCCACTTTTCATGGATTGCATCACCCTCACTGAATATTCTTCTTAATCCAACAGGAACTTGCTCCCCTTGTAACTGTTTGTAGAATAGAGAAAGAACTTGCTGACGTATACAAAACTTATCATCTGATACAATTACAGCACTTGCATGTAATCCTTTTCTTTCTGTTGTTTCCGCTCCCCTTGTCATTACACTTTTAAGGAATTTCAATTCTTTTGGAATATCTTTGTCTAAATAAAATAAACCATTCAGCATTTGTTCTATTTCTTTTTCTTGTGTGCTTTGAATCTTTGTAAATGTTTTGTCTGCATCCTTTTTAATATCATCTACTATTCCCATTTTATTCTCCTTGTTCTGAAATAGATAATATATTTGTTTGTTTCAAACCAGTGGTTGTACAGAACCTTGTTCTTGCTTGCTTTTCTGTTTCTGCATAACAAAAGAATTTATGTTCCGCACTTCCACCTCCTGTATAAGTTCGTTTAAATACTATACAATAAAATATCACTCTAACATTTCCTTGTACTTTTTCTTGTGTTCATCCATGATTTCTTTTCTAACAGAATCAAGGTCTGCAAAATCAACAAAACCACGTTCGTAGAATAATGGAATTTCACAGCTCTGCATTGGATTACAAACTTTGCTTTTTACAACTTTAACTTTCATAATCATTCCAATACGCTCTTTTGCTTCTGTGTTGAATGGATTATGATTAGGAATTTCAATATATCCTTTTCTTGCTACCTGTATTCTAAGTGATGCACTATGTTTTAATTTATGACCGCCAGGTGTTTGTATGTTATCTCCAAAAGGCAAAGCATTCATTTTATCACGAATCTGGTTAATAAATATAACTGTAGTTCCTGTCTGTTCTATCACATCCTCAAGTGTTGGTAAATACTTGTCCATAAGTCTTGCAACTCCACCGATACGCATTTCCTGTTCACTATCTGTATTTACCGCTTTTCTGATTTTGTCGATATCATCCTTTGGTTGCATTGATGGAACACTGTCAATCATAACAAGCGGAATTCCCTCTTCTGCAAATCTTATCGCCCTGTTAAATGCTTTTTCTCCATATCTCGCTCTATATACAATCATTTGCTTTGGTCTGTTTCCAAATAATTTTGCTCTTTCTCCATCAAAAGTATTTCCTGTTACAATTATTCTATTATTTCTTCTCATAACCCACATGCCAGACTTCATTGTAAAGCAATACATCTTTCCATCAACTGGTTTAAAAGGTTCTATCCATGATTTTTTAAGACTTACAATATTACTTTTCACACCGGCACATACTGTATAGCTCGGTTTTGAATTGTCTAACAGCCTACCATCAATATATCTCCATTCATCCCATCTATCTCTTTTAGTAATATATGCCGAGTATCCACAAGCACTGTATGCGAACTGAATAAAATCTGCATCACTTTTATGAATTGTAAAAAAGCTCGGCACATGACCAACTTCATATTGGCAACCATCCCAATGTTTCATTTCATCTAATACAATCATCAACTGTCTATTAGACATATTGTACCATTCCTTTGGGTAACGCTTTGCTCTAAATGGCGTATAGAAATAGAAAAATTCTTTATTGTTTGACAGCTTGTACTCAATTCCGCAATCTGCTAAAAGCATCCTTATACGTTTACGCTTTCTTTTTTTCGTTAAACCCATATAACATAAATTCGTTTTGCATTCCTTACTAAAATGTCCATCTGCGAACACAGCAACCATGAGCCTAATTTCGCTGTCAGATAATTTTATTCCTTTTCCATCATACATAAATGTTTTCGGAATGTTTCCCGCAAAACCATTTTTATTTGTTTCTATACGTTTTCGTATTTCATGGAATGATTTAATCTGTAAATTATTACTTCCAACGGTTCTATACACAACATTATGATGTTCAGAAACAACCATATCAAGTCTGTTTTTTGTTTGCACTCTCCACATAGCACAGGCATCTTTTTTATGATATTTTAAAGGCTTTTCCAATGTTGCTGTTCCATCTGCATTATACTGTAGAACATTTTCACCCTGTTTATAATTACATATCTTTTTCCATTCTCTTCCATTAAAATATTCTGTGTCTTTATCTACACACCCCTCAATCGGAATATCTAAACACATATCATGTTGGGCGCATAACTGATACCCTAATGTTGTTTTTCCAGCACTCTCTGCACCAAATATCTCTATTACTCTTCCTTTAGGAACTCCACCACCAATGATATTATCTAGGTCAACAAGTCCTGTACTCCATCTTGGAATCTTAAGTGCATCAGATTTACTTCCTAAACTGTAAACACTTCCTTTTTCCTTTTTATCAATCTCTGACATAAGTTTTAATATTCCATCTTTATTCATTCCCTTTGCCATGTTTGTATTCCTCCATATATCTGCTACATAAATCTACAAGCTTATCAAATATTTCATAATCAAAATCTGTTTCCATTGCCAGCTTCAGTACCTCTGCTTCGTCAAGATACCACTTTGCTTTTTTTAAATCTTCATAACCATTTTTGTATTTATGCCTACTCAAATATTTATATGCATTTACCATACAATAATCTGCAACAATCTGATTTCCAAAAATCAATCGCATATTATCAATACACTCAATGCTACAATGTCCCTCATAATGTTTTGGGTGATTTACATTGTCCTGTTTGTTTTGTTTTGTTTTTTTCATCTTTGTTTTCTCCTTTTCAATAGGAGGTTCTTTCAATACTTCTTCTTTTACTCTATTTGTTATTACAGTGCATACAGCTATTTCATTACACTCTTCCCCTGTTGCTGTACATATTCCATCATATTCATACTCACAACCGTTACATCTTTCCATTTTCTTCTACCTCGCCATTAATGTACTGTTATATTTTACAACTCTACTCATGTATTTGTTT